GATGATCTTGATGATTTCGCCGATATGCTTGGTTGCGCGGGGATGCACATCCGCGGGTTTTACGCCAAGCGCCTGAGCGTCGGTGTAATATTCCGCAATATAGCGGTCTGCGATGGCTTCCACAGTGGTGCCTTCTTCGTTTGCGCGCTTGATCATCTTGTCATCGATGTCGGTGAAGTTCTGAACGAACTTGACATCGTAGCCCAGATGGGTCAGGAAGCGGCGCAGGGTGTCGAAGATGACGAAGGGACGCGCGTTGCCGATATGGAAGAAGTTATAAACCGTCGGGCCGCAGGCATAGATGCCTACTTTACCTTCCTGAACGGGAACCAGGGGTTCCTTCTTGCGGCTCAGCGTGTTGAATACATACATGGTTTTCATAGTTTTGCACCTCCGGAAAAATAAGCGGCCACACCTCACAAACAGAGGCGTGGCCGCGGTTCCACTCTGTAAATACTCATCATAGGCGTTAACGGACCCGACCCGTTTTCCATTACAGAAAAATGCTCCTGGGCGCACATTCGGCATCTGTTTCGCCGCGTCCGCTTTCAGCCGGTGACGGACGCTCTCTTGGGCTACAAACGCTTACTATTCCCAATCTCAGCAAATCGATTTTATCATATCGGATTTTCCTTGTCAAGGGCGGAAGTGTCGCCCGAGAGCAGCAAACCGCGCACAAATTCATGCAGGATGCCGTTGCTGGCGATAATATTGCCGTGCATATCAAAGGTTTCACCCTCGCGCCAGCTGGTTACTCTGCCGCCGGCTTCCTCCAGGATGACGATGCCTGCCGCCACATCGTAGATGTAAAGGCGGTTCTCAAAGAAGGCCTCCGCGCGGCCGGACGCGATGCAGCAAAGGTCGTAAGCCGCGGACGCGGAGCGGCGCATATCCGAAACCGCCTTCGAGATGGCGGGCATGCGCTCCATGATGTAATCATTGGCCCAGGGATGCCTGTGGTTGAAGGAGATGTGCAGAAAGCTCTCCTTGGGAACGGAAACATCGGAAACATGGATGGGCTCGCCGTTCAGGTACGCGCCTTCGCCTTTGATTCCGATAAACATCTCGTTGGTGGCGGGGCAGTAAACACAGCCCACAACCAGCTCGCCCTTCAGCTCATAGGCGATAGAAACGGTATAAAGGGGATATCCCTTGAAAAAATTGCTGGTGCCATCGATGGGATCCACAATCCAGCGGCCGTCAGTGCTGCCGCTTTCGCCGCTTTCCTCACCGTAGAAGCCGTCCTCGGGACATTCGCCCAGCAGTATGGAGCGGATCAGCTTCTCGCTGGCCACGTCCATTTCGGTTACAAAATCATTGAATCCCTTGCTCTTTGCAGGTGTGTGGGGATGGCTCAGCAGCATTTCTCCGGACGCTCGCGCGGCCTTTTCCGCCAGCTGTGCCTTTTCACGCAGGGTCATAAGGTTCATCTCCGAATCTTTTATTGTTTCAACCATGAAAATATGGTATAATTATTATAACATAAAGCGTATTGGAAAGGTGTTTATTTTTGATGAAACTTGTATCCTGGAATGTAAACGGTCTCAGGGCCATCATCGGCAAGGATTTTTATCAGAGCGTCGAGGCCATGAATCCCGATGTAATCTGCCTGCAGGAAATCAAAATGCAGAAGGGCCAGTGCGAAGTGGCCATGCCCGGCTATGAGCAGGTATTCTATTGCGCCGATAAAAAGGGCTATTCCGGCACGGCTGTGTTCTCCCGTGTGCCCATGAAGAGCGTTTCCTATGGCATCGGCATCGATCTTCACGATCATGAGGGCCGCGTCATCACCTGCGATTTTGATACCTTCTATCTGGTCTGCTGCTATACGCCCAATTCCCAGGATGGACTCAAGCGACTGGAATACCGCATGCAGTGGGAGGATGATTTCCGCGCTTACCTGAAGAAGCTGGACGGGGAAAAGCCTGTGCTCCTTTGCGGAGATCTGAATAAAGCACATCCATCATACATATCACCGGCAAAAAGAAAACCTGTTATCGTTTGCGGCGATTTGAACGTCGCGGCGACCGCCTTGGATCTGAAGAACCCGACGGCGAATCGCAAGAACCCTGGCTTTACGGACGAGGAGCGAGACAAGTTTGCCCAGCTGCTGGAATCCGGGTTCGTTGATACATTCCGGCATCTGCATCCTGACGAGGTGAAGTACAGCTGGTGGAGCTATAGATTCAACGCCAGGGAGAGGAATGCCGGATGGCGAATTGATTACTTCCTGATGTCCGAGTGGGCAAAGGAAGCAATTCGCGCGGCTGAGATCCACAACGAGTATTACGGATCGGACCACTGCCCGGTATCACTTGAGATAGATATCTAGGATAAACTCATCCTTGTTATCCCGGCTGTACTCGATACGGTCCACGATTTCCTTGAGGACGCGGTTTTTCACATCGGCATCGATCTCATCGTTCTGCAGGCTGGCGATGGCATCGGAGAGGAGGATGATCTTCTCTTCATATGCTTCGCGCTCGGGGATAGAATCCTCCAGCTCATCCATCTGCAGCTTGATCTGCTCGATGCGCTCATTGTGCACGGCCTTACGCTGCACAAATTCATTGTTAGTTATGTCTTCATCCTCCCAGGCGTCAAACAGCTTGGCCAGCTTCTTCTCAGTTTTGCGCAGCTGCACCTGGAGGGCTTCCATCTGGCCCTGGATAGAATCTTCATCCACATCCGGCAGGTTGTCCACCTTCAGCTCGAAGTCTTCTACATAGCGATTGAGGCCATGTATAACAGCGGCCAGGATGTCTTTATACAGGGCGGACTTCACCTTGCACAGCTGTGACGGGTTATGCAGGTAACGAGGTTCGACGCCAGGTTTGCTTCGATAGGAATTGAACACGAGCATCTTGCCGCAATTCTTGCATCGCAGGAGACCTGCCAGCGGGCTTTGCAGTTTGAAGTTTGCCTTCGTTTTGTCGCTGGTATACTTTGATTTCGCAGCGACGAAGGTTTCCTCATCGACGAGGGCATGGGCCTTGTGCTTCCCGTCATACTCCATATAGTGCTCAGTATGATTGGAGCGAGGGCGGCTTGCCACCAGTTCTCCATCAACCATAGTTTTGACTTGCATACGATCGTTCCATTTTACCTTTCCCATATAGGTAGGATTCATCAGAATCGTTTTGACGGTGCCGGAGTTCCATTCCTGCTCATTCCGGTAGGTAGGTACGCCCATAGTGGTAAGCGTGCGGGCGATCTTGCCGGCGGAGTGGTTATACTTGACGGCCCATTCAAAAATCTGCTTGACGATAGGCGCTTCTTCCTCATTCGGGACCAGCGTGCGGGCAGATTTGGTCTTCAGGATGTCATATCCATAAGGACGATATGATCCCATATAGTTGCCTTCGACTACAGCCTGTACGCGGCCACGGTCCATACGGCGTTTAATCATTTTGTATTCTCGACGAGACATGAACAGTTCAAACTCCATGTACTCTTCGTCGTCGGGATTGCTTGCCACATTGTACGTCTTCGTAGGTGTGACAACCAACAGGCCTCTGTTCCGGTTTGAATACTTGAGGCAATCCATGATAATCTGGGCATCGCCCTGGCTGCCACGGGAAAGCCTGGTAACCTCGATGATGATAATTCCTCGGTACTTACCAGCATAGCAATCCTCGATGAGTCTTTTGATCTCTGGCCTGCCTTCGATGCTCTCAGCGCCGGATATGATTTCCTGGTAGATCTCACCTACATACAAACCCTTCCTGGCCGCGAGTTCGGTCAGGATTTTTTTATGCCTTGCGAGTGTTTCACCTTCGCCCAGCTTTTCAGCTTCGACATCCGCACGGGACTTACGAAGGTATATCGCATACACATCCAAAGAGGATGGGTGCATCGCCGATTCAACGGCGCGGTTTTTCTCAAATACTGTCATAAAACTTCTCTCCCTATTGTGATTTCTTGAAGCACAGCGATGAACGCTGCGGGGATTCTACAGGCATCACCTCCTTAATGTCATAAGTTTCCATTGTTCTGAATATTATTATGGTATAGAATACTCTGGAACGTATGTTCCCAGCCCCGAAAGGAGAATCCCAATGACTGTCTATGAAGAATTTGTATCGCTTATCAATGAAATGACCCCGGAGCAGGTAGACAGGTTGATTAGTCTTCTACCACAACTGATTTTGCAAGCCGAAGAATCAGAGCCACTTTATCCTCGGGCAGGCTAAGCACGAGATTTACAAGCTCCTGCTTTTTCTCATCGGTAGTTAGATCCGCTAACTCGTCAAAAGACACTCCGAGTACGTCAGCTATATGCTGCACGGCATCTTGGAGTGATTCTTCTTTTTCCTCGGATTTATCTTCAATCAAGTCAGACTTCAAAATTCCGAAGTAATCGGCCATTATTTCTATTCTATCTATGCGGGGATATTTATTTCCGTTAACCCAATCGGTAACGGTTGAATAAGGAAACCCCCATACTTCTGCAAGTTCCCGTCTGCTTTTACCGCTTCTCTCGATGTAATACTTGAGATTCTTAGAGAATACTGATTTATTTCCAATGTCAGACACATTAACATCTCCTTTCATAACCTATATTACACCTAAAGCGTCGTAAAATCAATTAAGATTTCGTAAAATAACGCTTTAAGGGTTGACAATGTTATTTCAGAATAGTATTATAATCCTGCAAATAACGCTTTGGGCGTTTAAATGGAGGTGAAAACGAATGAAAATGACCCTTAAAGCAGCACGAATCAACGCAAAACTGACCCAGACAGAACTCGCAAAGAAAGTGGGCGTTACGAAAAAGACCATATGCTATTGGGAAAATGGCAAGGCCCGACCGAAAGTCGATAAGGTGGAAGCTATCTGCGCGGCGGTGGGAGCAGGCTATGACGACATCACATGGTGTAGTTGATTCTTATTTTACTCTAGATAACGCTTTAAGCGTTAATTGAAAGGAGCGACCCGGATGGGAGTTGCCGAGTATAAGATCGGGAATGCGATTGTGCGAATCCACGAAGGGAAGCTGACGGCGGAGGAGCGCAAGGCAAACATCGAAGCTGCTGCAACGCGATACATGAAGGAAGTGATGCGCAGGCAGCGGATCAGAGAGAAGCAGAGGAGGGAAGAACGTGTACAGAACGGATGACCCAGACCGAGACTTCGACGCCTGGGAGGCGGACCAGGCCAGAGAGCTGGAACGGCTGCCGATATGCAGCGAATGCGGCGAGAGGATCTTAGACGATTTCTGCTATGTGATTTACGACGAGATCATCTGCGAGGAGTGCATGAACGAGCACTACCGCAAGGTAACGACCAACCTGATGGACTGACCAATACATAAATAAGGAGGAAAAGCATGCACCCCAAAGATATGTACGTAGGCCGACGCGTACGCATTATAAACTGCGATCGTTACGGTGGGCGCGCCGAGGGAAAGACTGGAATAATCCGAAGCTGCTATTCACCGTGTAGCATCGGCGTGAAACTGGATGACGATTACAACAGCGGTAGCGGATACGGATATTTCTACTTTGAATCCCGTATGCTGGAGTTCATCGGTGAAGTCGAAGAAGTAAATGGACCTGAAAGGAGCACCAATATGCTGAAAATTGAGAAGTACCTGAACACCGCTGTGGTCAAGTTTTTGAAAGCCGACGGCAGCCTGGAAACTGAAAACAGCGTTTATAATTACGCAAACTTTGACCCCGACCTGCATGTGGGTAATTTGTGCGCCGTAATGACGGCCCACCACGGCATGAGCCTGGCGCAGGTCGTGGAAATCAAGCCCGACAATGACGTGCCTCTGACCCGTGAGATCGTGGCCAGGATCGACCCCACTGCCTATTTTATGCGCGTCGAGTATCGCAAAAAGGCCGCAGCGCTGAAGCAGAAAATGCAGGCCCGCGCCAAACAGCTGCAGGACATCAGCCTCTATAAGATTCTGGCGGCAGAAGACCCCGAGATGAAGCAGCTGCTGGATGAGTACACTGCACTGTAAACCCGTAAGAAAACAGCTAATACATAAATAAGGAGGAACAATGGATGGAACTGAAACTGACGGCTGACAAAAAACTGCTGGACACGATGGAGCGGCTGATCGAGGCGATTAACGCCTGCAGGCTGCCCGGCAGCATCGCGAGCATAGTCGAGCCGGAAAGCTGTGTAAAGGAAGAACCTACCCCGAAGGAAGAGCCCGTACAGGCCGAGCCTGAACCTGCAAAAGAAGCCCCGAAGGCATACACCAAGGATGAGGTGCAGCGCATGGCCATCAAGAAGATCCAGGCCGGCAAGCGCGACGACGTGAAGGCGCTGATCGAAAAATACGGAGCCGAGCGAGTGGGCGATGTGGCAGAGGACAAGCTGGCAGCATTCGCTGCAGAACTGGAGGCCATTTGATGGCAAAGAAGATCGACCACAAGAGCCGAGGGCATGCGCTGCTGAGCGCCAGCAAGGCGGAACTGTGGCTGAACTGCCCGGCGAGCGCAATGGCCAACGAGCAATACGAAGAGGAGGCCAGCGAGTACGCCCAGGAAGGAACCATCGCCCATGAAGTGGCTGAAGTTTACGCCAGGGCTTGCCTCAACAAAAGCGGGCACAGCCAGCTGGACGCAGACCTGAACGAGCTGCGAGCCAAGTGGGGCGAGGCGATCACCGGTGAGATGCTGGAATGCGCGCAGGGCTATGCTGCCTACATCCAGGAGCACATGACACAGAGCAGCACGGTGCTGCTGGAGCAGAGGCTGGACTTCTCCAACTGGGTGCCGGAAGGCTTTGGCACCGGAGACGCCTGCATCATCGACAACGGCATGCTGACGATCATCGACCTGAAGTACGGCCAGGGTGTGGCTGTACAGAGCGAGGGCAATCCGCAGATGCGGCTATACGCCCTGGGCGCGATCAACGACTACGGGTGCATATACGAATTCGACAAGGTGCGGATGTGCATCTACCAGCCCAGGATGAACAACATCAGCGAGGCCAGCATGGACGTGAAGGACCTGCTGGACTGGGCGGAGACGGTGGTCATGCCAGCTGCGACCGAGGCCTTCAGCGGCGAGGCAACCTACCACGCCGGACCGCACTGCAGGAAGTTCTGCCAGCACGCGGGAAGATGCCCGGCGTTGACCAAGTACTGCAGCGACTTCGTTGAGAGCCACGGCCTGAGAGTGGATGTGCCCCACCTGATCGACGAGGACTACCTGGTGGTAATGCAGATGGAACCGCTGGTCCGGATGTGGCTGGACAGAGTAACCCGGGCAGCCACGGACCAGATCCTGGCCGGATCGCCGATCGCAGGTCTGAAGGTGGTCGAAGGCAGAGCGCTTCGCAAGTGGAGCAACGACGATGTGGTATACGACGAGCTGGTGCGCATGGGCCACTTCCCAGACGACCTGCTGGAACCGAGGAAGGTTTTGAGTGTGGCCGCGATGGAGAAGGCCCTGGGCAAGAAGAAGGTGGCTGAACAAGTGGGCAGCTACATCACCAAGAATCCTGGCAAGCCTACCCTGGTGCTTGCAAGCGATAAGCGACCGGACTATGACCCCGGCGCAGACTTTGAAAAACTTGATTAAAAAGGAGAAAAAATCATGAGTGAAAAGATCGTTTTGAAGAATGTACGCCTGAGCTACGAACACATTTTTAAAGCCGACAGCATCGGTGACAGTGACCCGAAGTTCTCCGCCACCTGGATCATCCCCAAGGACCACCCGCAGATCAAGGCAGTAAAGGAAGCCATCATCAAGGCCCTGGACGAGAAGTTCCCCGGCAAGCGCAAGAACGGCGCATGGCCCAACGGCTTCCACAATCCGCTGAAGGACGGCGACGAACTGGCTGACGACCATCCCGAGTATGCAGGCTGCTACATCCTGCCGGCCAGCTCCCGAAACCGCCCGCTGATTATCGGACGACGCAAGGAGGCCATCGTTGAAGAGGACGGCGTGATCTACAGCGGCTGCTACTGCAACGCCAGCCTGGCTGCTGCTGGCTTCGAGTACGAGAAGATCAAGAAGGGTGTAACGATCTACCTGAACGGCGTACAGTTCGTACAGGATGGTGAGCGCCTGGCCGGCTTCGATGCCTCTGGTGACTTCGACGACCTGGACGGTGACAGCAATGACTACGGCGACATCATCTGATCCAAAGCGGCTCTTCCTGGATCTGGAGACCTTCTCCAGCGCTGAGCTGAAGGAGACCGGCGTATTCAAATACGTTGAAGCGCCGGACTTCCAGATCCTGCTGATGAGCTTCTGCTGGGACGATGCACCGATGCAGATACACGACTTTATAAAGGATGGCACGCCGGACTGGCTGGAGGCGGCGCTGGTAGATGAAACGATCATCAAGATCGCGCACAACTGCCAATTCGAACGGGCATGCTTCAACCGGGCATTCGATCTCTACACTCCGCCGGAGCAATGGCACGATACCATGCACATGGCGGCGATGAACGGACTGCCGATGACGCTGGAGGCAGCGGGTGCTGCCCTCCAGCTGGAGCAGCAGAAGCTGGAGGCCGGTAAGAACCTGATCAGATACTTCTGCAAACCATGCGCAGCGACCAAGAGCAACGGAGGCCGCACGCGCAACATGCCGGAGCACGCGCCTGAGAAATGGGAGCAATTCAAGGAATACTGCCTGCGGGACACGGAAGTGGAGCGCGAGATCTACAAGCTGCTGTTACCCAGCTGGAAGCGGATGCCCGAGAGCGAGCGAAGGCTGGAATGCCTGGACGCCAGGATCAACGAGCGCGGAGTGGGAATCGACCTCACAATGGCAAGAGCAGCGATCCAGATGGACGACACCTTCAAGGCGATCCACGAGGAAGAGATGCGGAAGCTGACCGGGCTAGAGAATCCCAACAGCCTGGCCCAGCTGAAGGGCTGGCTGGCCACGAGAGGCATGACCCCCGAGACGCTTGATAAGAAGGCTGTGAAGGATCTGCTGGGCAAGGTGATCGATCCGAGGACGAAGCGAGTGCTGGAGTTGAGGCAGCTGCTGGGCAAGAGCAGCACGGCAAAATATGCGGCCATGCAGAAGGCAACATGCGAGGACGGCAGGATACGAGGCACGCTGCAATACTACGGCGCAGGCCGGACAGGCCGATGGGCAGGGCGACTGCTGCAGGTACAGAACCTGCCGCAGAACCACCTGGAGGACATTGAGCTGGTACGAGACATTGCACGAAGCGGGGATCTGGAGGGCCTGGAGCTGGTATTCGACAACATACCGGATGTGCTAAGTCAGCTGATCCGCACAGCGATTGTGGCCAAGGATGGATGCACATTCCTGGTGGCCGACTACCACGCCATCGAGGCTGTGTGCATCGCCTACCTTGCCGATGAGAAATGGAGACTGGATGTATTCGCCGGCGACGGCAAGATCTACGAAGCCAGCTACGCCCAGGCCTTTGGGGTTCCGAAGGAGAGCGTGAAGAAGGGAAGCCCCGAGCGACAGAAGGGCAAGATCATGGAGCTGGCCCTGGGATACGGCGGAGGCCCGGCAGCGCTGCTGGCCTTTGGCGCAGACAAGCTGGGACTGCTGCCTGACCAGCTGCAGGAGCTGGTAGATAAATGGAGGGCGGCATCGCCGAAGATCACGGCATTCTGGAGGGCAAGCGAGAAGGCGGCAAAGAGCGCCATCCGCTGCCCAGGCAAGATATTTAAACTGCCCAACGGATGCGCCTACGCCCGAGATCGGGACGCGCTGAGGCTGATCCTGCCGAGCGGCAGGCGGCTGGCCTACTGGGGAGCATGGCTGGATGAGGATACAGGATCGATACGATTCATGGGCCAGAACCAGACCACCCGGAAATGGGAGCGAATGGAGACCTGGGGAGGCCGACTGGTTGAAAACATTGTGCAGGCATTCGCCCGAGACATATTGGCAGAGGCGATGCTGAGGCTGGAGGACGCCGGATACCCGGTGGCATTCAGCGTACACGACGAAGTAATCGTTGAGGCACCGATCGGCACGGATGTGGCCGAGGTGCAGAGGATCATGGCGCAGCCAGTGCGATGGGCACCGGAGCTGGCCAAATACCTGAGCGCCGATGGTTATTCGACCATATTCTACAAAAAGGATTAAGGGAGGAGGGAGCAGATGCAGAACCAATTTATCGACCGGGCGCTCAACATTGCCCTGGGCACAGGGCGCAAGACGAAGAAATGGAAAAACAGGACCATGCGATGGAGCGAGCTGCGGGAGAGGCTGGGCAAGTTTGTTGTGACCAACGAGACTGTGGCGCAATACAAGGCCATGAGCCGAGACCGCCAGGCGGAGATCAAGGATGTAGGCGGCTTCGTCGGAGGCTATTGCAAAAACGGCAACCGATCCGATGTGGAGAGCAGATCCGTGCTCTGCCTGGACGCAGACTTCGCCGACGAGAACATATGGCCAGACTGGCAGATGCTCTACGAATGCGCGGCAGCGATCTATTCGACCCATAAACATACGCCAGAAGCCCCCAGACTGAGGCTGGTGATCCCACTGGCGAGGGATGTGAACCCCGACGAATATGCAGCGATCGGCAGGCAGGTGGCCGCCGACATGGGCATCGACAAATTTGACGATACCACATATTCACCGGTGCGCCTGATGTACTGGCCGAGCAGAAGCTGCGACGGTGAAGAGATCTTCGAATACCAGGACGGCCCGATGCTTGACCCGGACAAGATCCTGAAGCGATACAAGGACTGGCGCGACATAAGCGCATGGCCGGTGAGCAGCAGGGTGGCCGATGTAGTACAGCGATCGGTGGCCAAGCAAAAAGACCCGCTGACCAAGGGCGGCATGGTGGGCGCATTCTGCAGAACCTACAGCATCCAGGAGGCTATTGAGAAATACCTGAACGATGTATACCTGGCATGCGATGACCCTGGCAGATACACCTACGCAGGCGGCAGCACGGCAGCCGGTGTGGTGGTGTACGAAGACAAATTCGTTTACAGCCACCATGCAACAGACCCGGCCAGCAGCCAGCTATGCAACGCATGGGACATGGTACGACTGCACAAATTTGGAGACCTGGACGCAAACAAGGACGAGGACACGGCTCCCACCAAGCTGCCCAGCTACAGAGCGATGCAGGATCTGGCCATGCAGGATGAGAATGTGCGCACAACGGCGGTAAACGACCGGATGGGCGAAGTGGGCGGCGACTTTGAAGCCCTGGGAGATGATGACCCAGACGGATGGAAGAAGGATCTGGAGCTGACCCAGGAGGGCGGCATCCGAAGCACCATCGGCAATATCCGCCTGATCCTGGAGAATGACCCGGCGATCAAGGGCTGCCTTGCCTGGGACGAGATGGACATGATGCCGGCAGTGCGGAAGGATCTGCCCTGGCGAGATGCCAACGACCGGAGAGGCAAGACCTGGCAGAACAGCGACGACGCAAACCTGCGATTGTACCTGGAGATGACCTACGGCATCACCGGCAAGGAGAAGATCTACGACGGTGTGGAGACCACGATGAAGGCCCACAGCTTCCATCCGATCCGAGACTACATACGAGCAGCCACATGGGACGGCGAAGAACGCATTGAGACCTTACTGATTAAATACCTGGGCGCAGAGGACAGCGAGTATACCAGGGCTGTAACAAGGAAGACGCTGACGGCAGCGGTGGCCAGAGTATTCCGGCCAGGCATCAAGTTTGACTACATGCTGACGATCCGAGGCAAGCAGGGCATCGGCAAGTCTGCACTGATTGGCCGCCTGGCAGGAGACTGGTTCAGCGACAGCTTCAGCACGATGCAAGGCAAGGAAGCCTACGAGCAGGTGCGAAGGGCATGGATCATCGAGGTTGGTGAGCTGGCCGGCATGAAGCGAGCGGAGGCCGAAACGATCAAGCTGTTCATATCGAAACAGGAGGATCAGTACAGACCAGCTTATGGCAGGCAGGTGGAAACATTCCCGAGGCAGTGCATCTTCATCGGTACCACCAATGAAAGCGAGTTCCTGCGAGATCAGACTGGCAACAGACGATTCTGGGTGGTGGACACACCGAACGCAGAGGAGAGAGCAGACTTCCGGGAGGATCTGGACGAATACACCATCCACCAGATCTGGGCTGAAGCCTACCACTACTTCAAGCAGGGCGAGAAACTGTACCTGGGGAGCCAGCTGGAAGAGGAAGCTGCAGCCATCCAGAAGAGCTACGCGGAGAGCGACGATAGGATCGGCCTGGTACAGGCCTACCTGGAGCGACTGCTGCCGGAGAACTGGGAAGAGATGGATCTGTACGAGCGGCGCGAGTGGCTGCAATCGGATACTGAAGGCACGGTCAAAAGGAACAGGGTATGCCGGCTGGAGATCTGGTGCGAGGCATTGGGGAACCCGATGGGCAAGATTGACGGATTCGAAGGTAAACGGATCAGCAACATCATGGCAGCTCTCGGATGGGGCTACTCGACGCCAAGAGATCTAAAGCTGTACGGCAAGCAGCGAGTATATGTGCCGAAGGATGTGCTGGAGTAATGCTGGAGAAGGACCTGGAGGCCAAGCTGGTCAAGGATGTGAGGAGGATGGGCGGCAGATGCTTGAAGTGGGTAAGCCCGGGAAACCGGGGAGTACCGGACCGGATAGTACTGCTGCCCGGAGGCCGGATACGATTCGTGGAGATGAAGCGGCCTAAGGAATCGAAGATCGATTCGCTGCAGAAATTCTGGGCACGGGTGCTGACCGAGATGGGATTCAAGGCCTACACGGTCAGCACTCCGGAGGAGCTGGAACAGATAATCAAAGCATTCAAGGAGGAATGAGCTGTGGTTGAGGTGATTAAGGCTTTCGGTTTTACGGGATTCGGTGTATTCCTGGGCCTGGTATATGCCAGACACGGATGGAAGAAATATTATGAGGGAGCGCGGCGAAACGGTCAGGACGAGGCAAGCAGCGCACAGAGGCGGGGAACCAGATGACGGGATACTGCGAACGCGAGACGCTGGAGAGGGCACGCGCCGGGGATCTGATGGCTGTACACGAGCTGTACACGGTGAACCAGCCCCTGATATGGAAGATTGCACGGAAATTTGCGCATTTCGACAACGCTGTTTCGCTGGATGATCTTCTACAGGAGGGCTTCTTCGCGATCGTGGACGCAGTACAGACCTACGACGAGGAGCGAGGCAGCTGGCAGCAGGTGCTGGCCTGGGAGCTGAAGCACAGGTACAACCAGGTGCTGCCCATGCGCAGGAGGAAGGCCAAGCTGGTTTCGCTTGACACACCGGCGGGCGAGGACGATGACAGCGCGTTGATGGACTGCCTGGCCGACGGTGGCCCGGGGATTGACGCAGGGCTGATGCTGGAGGACTTCAAGACGACGGTGCAGAGGCTGGTAAAGGAGCGGACGGATGCACAGATGCACCAGATCCTGATGGCCCATGACATCGGCGGCGAGCCTCTGGGTGAGGTGGCTGAGAGGATGGAGCTGAGCTACCAGGCGATGTGCACCAAGAGAAGGATGGCGCTGAGGCAGCTGGCGAGGTACCCGGACTTGAGGGAGTTATACCGGGACAGCTACGAAATCGAGACAGTGACCTATGGCCGATCCGCAGAGGAGGCTGCGGTGCTGGTGATGGGCAATACGACGACATACTGAAGGAGGAAGCAAACAGATGGGAACCTTGATTGTATGGCCGGTATGGCGGCTGATGCTGGCGGTGGGGCTGTCGATACTCCTGGGCGGCTTTGCCTGGAGTGTGATCCTGACCATCGTGAACTGGTACAAGGAAAACATGACGGTGGAGGAACTGGATGATGAGCCCGACAGCTGCGAGGGCTGCAAGTGGGATCTGGGCGGCGGATGCTGCTCGCTGAACGTGGAGGATGAATGCGCTGCCGGTGGTGGCTACGAGCTTTGGGAGGGCGAAGACGATGTTTGACACCGAGAGAATGATAAACGCGCTGCGATTCTGCGGCACGCATGACTACTGCGAAGGCTGCCCGGAGGACGGCAAGTGTACGCTGGAGCACCTGCTGCTGTCGGCAGCAGAGATGATCGAGAATCTGGCGGCCAAGGCGAAGGAGGGCGAGCAGAATGATTAAGGAACCGAACGCAAGAGAAGTGCATGCGGTAGAATTCATCGCTGGTCTGGACCAGCAGCTGGTCTTCAACGAAAAATTCCTGGAGGAGCGGCTGAAGGAAGCTGGCCTCTGGAGATGGTACAGGATCGCCATGAGCGCTGTTGAGAAGGTGATTGACGGCCTGTATGCCACCCTTCCGCAGAAGACCATGAAGCACATGCAGCGGCTGAACGAGTGCGGCGAGATCGTGATCCGGCCCAAGGGCGCGATCAAATACGACGATGTGCAGATCGTGCAGACAGATGACCTGAGGGTGCTGATTAACACGGCCCTGATGGGCGAATGCGTGATGTGCGTGAAAGACAGAGCAGAGCAGAAGGGCTGCAAGTTCCGCAAGAGCATGGCCAGGATCGTACCGGCCAACAAGCTGCCCAAGGACGGTACCTGCCCGTACCTGGATGTGGTGGTGCGAGGCAAGTATGGTGAGTACATATGATCTTTAAGCCCTATCCATACCAGGAGGCGGCGATCCAATGGGTGCTGGATCGCCCGGCCTCCGGCCTGTTCCTCGGGATGGGCATGGGCAAGAGCGTATGCGCCCTGACGGCCATCGACGAGCTGATCTACAACAGGCTGGAGATTGAGAAGGTGCTGGTGATCGCGCCTCTGAGGGTGGCCCAGGATACCTGGATCAAGGAGCAGGCCAAGTGGGACCACCTGAAGCATCTGCGGATCGCCAGGGTGACCGGCACGAAGAAGGAGCGCCTGGCGGCCCTGGAAAAGGACGCTGACATCTATGTAATCAACCGCGAGAATGTTGTGTGGCTGACGGAGACGCTGCAGGGCTGGCCCTTTGACATGGTGGTGATAGACGAGCTGAGCAGCTTCAAGAGCCCGTCTGCGAGGCGATTCCGGGCGCTGAGGAGGCAGCTGGGAAAGATACGACGCATCGTAGGCCTGACCGGCACGCCAGCGCCCAACGGTCTGATCGACCTGTGGAGCCAGATATACCTGCTGGACCGTGGTGCACGCCTGGGCAGGACATTGAGTTCCTACAGAGGCGCATACTTCCGTCCAGACCGGATGAACGGCCACATCGTATACAACTACAAGCTGCTGGACGGCGCGGAGGAAGCCATACATAGCAGGATCGCGGATATCTGCATGAGCCTGAAGAAGGAAGACTATCTGGACCTGCCTGGACAGATCTACGAAGATGTGGTACTGACGCCTCCGCCGGCGCTGCTGCGAGAGTACAAGAAGTTCGAGCGGGAGCGGATCATGGAGGCCAGGGACAGTGAGGGCGAGATCGTCGCGCTGAACGCAGCCAGCCTGACCGGAAAGCTGCTACAGTTTGCCAACGGTGCAATATACGACACCGAGCGCGGCGTGCATGAGATCCACAGCGTGAAACTGGATGCCCTGGAGGAGCTGATCGAGGCAGCGAACGGTGAACCCGTACTGGTGTTCTACGCCTTCCAGCATGACCGGGATCGCATCAAGGCGAGGATACCTTGTCGGGAGCTGAAAACCAGCGCGGACATCGACGACTGGAACGCAAAGAAGATCCCGGTGGCGATCGCGCATCCGGCCAGCGTAGGCCACGGCCTGAACCTCCAGGAGGGCGGCCACATCATCATCTGGTATGGCCTGAGCTGGAGCCTGGAGCTGTACCAGCAGGCGAACGAAAGACTGAACCGACCGGGACAGACCAATATTTGCAGGATTTATCATCTGATCCTGCAAGGCACACACGACGAGCGAGTGCTGGAGGCCCTGAAGGCCAAGGATACCAGCCAGCGCGCACTGATCGAAGCGTTGAAGAAGACGATGGAGGGCGCTGAATGAGCGGAGTAATCTTAGTTCTAGTATTTATGCTGGCCATGTGGGCCGCAGGAAAGGAGTAAAGATTGAATCATTGCGAGGATAAACTGCCTTACCTGGTGACGGCGGAGCTGGCTGCAGCGAACAAAGTGAACCCGCCCTTCCACAGCACGCATGAGGGATACGCCGTGCTGCTGGAGGAGATCGAGGAGGCCAAGGAAGCACTGAACGAGATGGATGTGAGCCACCAGATGATGTGGGTGCACATCAAGAGGGACAACCTCAAGGCCTATGAGTACGCAGAGCGCGTTGAGAAATACGCCATGCGCCTGGCAGCTGAGGCGATCCAGGTGGCTGCGATGGCAAGGAAGTTCCAGGAGATGGGTAGGTGAGCGGGCATGTGGCTGCATATCACCTTCAAGGACGGCTCTAATCCGTATGTGAAGTACGGGCTGCGGACGGAGAATGGGCTGAAGCGAGAGCTGAAGAAGTGGGAGAAGAACTACGAGCTGACGGTCCGGCGGGCTGAACAACTGAGCATAACCGGAGCACCCAAGCTGCTTGGCTTCGATGTGACGGCGAAAGAAAAAGAAAGGCGAAATGATTTCTATGATGAGCGTTAAACTGATTGAGCACACCCCGGTACCCGACTTCCTCTGCGGCAGGGCTGCTGCTCTGTGCGTCGGCGGAGATATCTACAACGTGAACGCCTGCAAGAAGGCCCTGAAGGGCGCACTGGCCTCCGGTCATGAGAGTGTGGCAGAGCATGCCAGCTTCACCTTCCTGGTGGAGGGCATCAGCAGAGTTACCCTGGCGCAGCTGACGAGGCATCGCATGGCCAGCTTCAGCGTTGAGAGCCAGAGATACTGCGAGGGAAGTGGTAGAGGCATTATTGTCCCTACCAGCATCGCTGCAGATCCGGAGCTGGCGGAGGCATATGAGATGCTTCGCTTCCAGGCAGATGCGTTCTACATCGATTGCCTGGCCAAGAATGTGCCTTCTGAGGATGCACGATTCGGTCTCCTGCAGGCGGGCACGACTCGCTTGATGATGACCATGAACGCCAGGGAGCTGAGGCACTTCTTCAGCCTTCGCTGCTGCAACAGGGCGCAATGGGAGATCAGGGATCTGGCCAAGCGCATGCTGGAGCTGGTACAGCCCATCGCGCCGGTGCTGTTCGAGGGCGCCGGTCCCGGCTGTGCAAGGGGCAGGTGCCCTGAGAAGCACCCGTGCGGCAAGCCCTGGAGGGCTGAGGAATGAAGCACTCAGTATGCTATGGCTGCCTTCGCCGGCAGCCTGGCTGCCATAATGTTGAGACCTGCGAGGACTGGGCAAAGCAGGAGGCAGAAAAGGAACGCAGGATGGCCGCAGCGCAGAAGCGCCGAGAGCTGGAAGAATACAAGGTTCAGAGTATGAGACGGTATAGAAGGCTGAATGAGAGGTAGGAGATAGTATGGCTTGGATTATTCTTATTGTTTTGATTCTTGGCGTGGTTTGTATCGCATATCAGCTGGGCAAGCTCCACGGCGCTGACGAAGTGCTTACCTTCTGGGACGAGCTCTACAAGGACGAGGCAGGCGATGAGGAGTGAGAGCGCATAAATACCTGAACCAGATGGGCAGGCTCGATGCACTGGCCAACAACAAGCTGAAGGAGAAGCAGCAGGTGATGGATCTGCTGCTGAAGGTGGGCAACGAGCATGGCCGCACCAGGAAAAGGCTGCGAGCCCTTGAAAAGGAGATCGATTCAATTATTGACCGCCTGGTGGACCGGAAGATGGAAGCCATGGCAATGCTTGAGAAGCTGCCCACAGATGAGTACAAAGTGCTTCACCAGTATTACGTGCAAGGCCGCACGATGGAAGTGATCGCGGCAGAGCAGGACATCTCAATCCGTACAGCCTACAGAACCAAGGACAGAGCGCTTAGCCAGATACAGGCCATGCTGGATGACAGGAAGAAGTGAGAGCCAGGGAAACCTGGCTCTTTTTTTGTTTAGCTACAAAACGGAGCGAGGCATATTATTTTGTAGCGGGTTTTGTAGTGGTTGAAAAGCCTTGGAATTACGGGTTTTTCGAGCCTTTATCTACAATAACTACATAACTACATATATGTATAGAGTTATACACGTATATTATAAGTAGATAAATATATAATATAGCGTTATATACTCTATTAGAAAATGGGGTAGCGTAGGTAGTTTTGTAGTTGACCCTTGAAGAATCCTGTAATTGCAGGGCTTTTTGCCCCTACAGTTTTCAAACATGGGCTGTAGTGATGAGCCTATGGTCGCTGTAGTTCGATGAAAAAAGCTAAGAAAATTTTCATCTTGGCAGGTAATGACATGTTATAACCTTCGTATTATATAAGTGGGGATGATATAAACGTATTGTTTCCTCCTTAAGTATTTAAGAAGCATATGATCTCGCGAGCTTCTGCGCCCTGACCAGGTTGGTGATTTTGAGCGAGGAGAGTAAGGCAGTCTGGAATGTTCCGCCAGGCTGCCTTTTTGTTATGCCCCCCGGAGGGGTATATGGGGTTTGAAAATAAGGGATTTGACAACGACGGGATCACACGACAAGTGAGAATTTTCGCCGTTTTTGAGTTTTTGTGTTTTGCACCATACTGGCAGAACCGTCATTAGAAAAAAAGCGAAGCTCCTACGCGCGCGAGGGAGCTGAGAAGGAGGTGAGATCGTGAGCAGAGCAATAGACTGGGGAGCGATCAAAGCGGCCTATGTGACCAGCACGAAGAGCTACAAGCGCATTGCGACAGAGTATAAGCTGCCCTTTGGAACTGTGGCCAATAAGGGCAAGGAAGACGGCTGGCCGGCATTGCGCAAGGCCTTCCAGGAGGAGGCTGCATGCAGAGCCATTGCCAACGAAGTGGACAACGAGGCCAACCGGCTGGGCAAGATCATCCAGGCGGCCAACGCCATGGGCGATGTGATCGCAGGCGTATTTGCAGATGCAGATCAGTTTCACCGGCATATCGTGCAGGACTCGCATGGCGATGAATCCATCACATCCGAGAGGATCTTCGCAAAGGTGGATAGCCGAGCGATTAAGGATCTTACCGGCGCATTGAAAGATATGACGCTGGTACTGCGCAACCTGTACAACCTGCCGACTCAGGCAGAAGCAGAGGCCCAGCGCATAGCAGCTGAGCGCCTGAACATGGACAAGCGCAAGATGGAAGCCGAGAGCGGCACCGACAAGAGCATCAAGGTTGTGCTGGCCAACGGCTGGGAGGAGCTGGCAAAATGATCCTGGCACTGGAGCCACCGAGTGAGAAACAGACGCAATTCTTAAAAGCGAATACCAAGCATGTGGGCTTCGGCGGCGCACGAGGCGGCGGCAAGAGCCATGCTGTGCGCACGAAGGCTGTGCTGATGGCGCTGAACTATCCCGGCATCAAGCAGCTGATCGTTCGTCGGACATACCCGGAGCTGGTGAACAACCACATCAACCAGCTGCGCGTGCTGCTGCTGGATGTGGCCAGATACAACGACAAGGACAAGGTGTTCAAGTTCCTGAACGGCAGTACCATCAACTTCATGTACTGCGCGAAGGACAGCGATCTGGACCGCATGCAGGGCGTTGAGTACGATGTGATCTACCTGGATGAGGCCACGCAGCTGAGCGAGCACCAGATGAAGGTAATCGGAGCCTGTGTGCGCGGTGCCAACGATTTCCCCAAGCGGGTGTACTACACCATGAACCCTGGCGGCCAGGGCCATACATACATTAAGCGCATCTTCATCGATAGGAAGTTTGAAGAGGGCGAAGATCCGGACGAGTACAGCTTCATCCAGAGCCTGGTGACCGACAACAAGGCGCTGATGGCGAAAGATCCGGACTACATCAAGCAGCTGGAGGCACTGCCACCCAAGCTGCGAGAGGCCTGGCTGTTTGGACGCTGGGACATCTTCGAGGGCCAGTTCTTCGAGGAGTTCCGCGATACACCAGACCCGGCCAAGGCTGCGGAAGAGGACTGCACTGTGGAGGATCTTCTGCAGCAGAGGAGATGGACCCATGTGATCGAGCCCTTCGAGCCACCCAAGGGCTGGACCATCTGCAGATCCTACGACTTTGGCTACAACAAGCCCTTCAGCTGCGCCTGGTGGACCATCGACTATGACGGCGTGATGTACCGCATCATGGAGCTGTACGGCTGCACCAAGACACCCAACGAGGGCCTGAAGTGGGCACCGGACAGGCAGTTCCAGGAGATTGCACGCATCGAGCGAGAGCATCCCTGGCTGGCTGGCAGGCGCATCACCGGTGTGGCTGACCCGGCCATATGGGACGCGAGCCACGGCGTGAGCATCGCTGAAGAGGCAGCGCGCAAGGGCGTGCACTTTACGCCTGGCGACCATGAGCGCATTGCTGGCTGGATGCAGTGCCATTACAGGCTGCGTTTCGACGACGACGGCTATCCGATGATGTATGTCTTCAGCAACTGCAAGGGCTTCCGGCGGACCATACCGGGGCTGATGTACTCCGACACCAAGCCTGAGGATCTGGACACCGATGGCGAGGACCACATCGCGGACGAATGGCGCTACATGTGCATGAGCAGGCCGATCAAACCTGTGCAGCAGAAGCAGGCCGAGGTGGTATTCACCGGCGACCCGCTGAACCAGATGCAGGGCATGCGACGCCAGGGCCGCATCATAACGACACAGATCCGAGTGGAGGACTAATATGGCAGACAAAAAGAAATTTCTCCGGCAGCAGGAGCCGGAGCAGAGAGAGCCGGCGCTGGAAACGCCACCGCTTGAGCAGCTGGTAGGTGGTCCGCGTCGGCAGCCCATGCGGCCCCAGCGACCTGCCAAGCCTGTTGAACAGGTGCTGGCTGAGATGGGCCAGGAGAACATGCGCAAGATGACCCAGGAGCGCATCAGCAAGGCCTGGGACACCCTGCTGCGCTATAAGGCAGGCAAGGCCAGGCTGGAATCCCGCCTGATCGAGGTGGAGCAATGGTGGAAGATGCGCCACTGGGAGTGGATGCAGGAGAAGGGCGCGAAGAACGATGCCAAGACCGCCAGCGCCTGGCTGTTTAATGTCATTATCTCCAAGCATGCAGACGGCATCCAGTCTATCCCTGAGGCCAATGTGCTGCCCAGGGAGGAGGGCGACAAGGCGACGGCCAAGAGCCTGAGCGCCATTATTCCCTGCGTGCTGGAGCAGAACGAGTTCGAGGAAGTCTATTCCGATGTACTGTGGCAGAAGCTGAAGGGCGGCACCGGCGCATACGGCGTATTCTGGGACAGCAGCAAGCTGAACGGCCTGGGCGACATCGCTGTGCAGCGCGTAAACCTGCTGCACCTGTTCTGGGAGCCCGGCATCAAGGACATCCAGAAGAGCCAGAACATCTTCCATGTGGAGCCGGTAGACAAGGAGCTGCTGAAGCAGCAGTACCCGCAGCTTGAGGGCGAGGCGCTGACCAAGCCCATGAGCATCCGCAAGTTTATGACTGAGGACCGGACGGACGATGACAACAAGGCCTATGTGGTTGACTGGTACTACCATACCTACCACGGCGGCAAGAAGGTGCTGCATTACTGCAAGTTTGTGGGCGATGTGGTGCTGTACGCCACCGAGGACCAGCCGGAGCTTGCAGAGCGCGGCCTGTATGACCACGGCATGTATCCCTTCGTGCTGGACAGCCTGTTCCCGGTCGAAGGATCTCCCTGTGGCTTTGGCTACATCGATGTATGCAAGGGCGCTCAGGAGCAGATCGACATCCTGAACCAGGCTGTGATGCGCAATACGATGGTGAACGCCATCCCGCGCTACTTCATCCGCAGCGATGGCGGCGTGAACGAAGAGGAATTCATGGACTTCACCCGCCCTGTGGTACATGTGACCGGCACGCTGGGCGCTGACAGTGTGGTGCCCATCCAGACGCCGGCACTGAACGCCAACTGCATGGCCATGATCGAGAGCAAGATCGGCGAGCTGAAGGAGACCAGCGGCAATACTGACAGCTCCAACGGCATCACCCAGAACAGCAGCCAGGCCGCCAGCGCCATTGCAGCGCTCCAGGAGGCCAGCGGCAAGGTGAGCAGAGCGTCCACCATGAGCGCATACAGGGCCTTCACCAAGATCGTAAACCAGATCATCGAGCTGATCCGCCAGTTCTACGAGCTGCCAAGGCAGTTCCGCATCACCGGTGAGATGGGCGATGAGCAGTTTATGCTCTTCGACAACCGCATGATGCAGCCCCAGGCGCAGGGCATGGACTTCGGCATGGACATGGGCTTCCGCCTTCCGGTATTCGACGTGAAGGTAAGCGCCCAGACCAAGAACGCCTACAGCAAGAACAGCCAGAACGAGCTTGCACTGGCGCTGTACGGCCAGGGCGTATTCAACCCGCAGCTGAGCGACCAGGCGCTGATGCTGCTTGATATGATGGACTTCGACGGCAAGGACGAGCTGATGCAGAAGGTAAGCGCAAACGGCACGCTCTTGCAGCAGATGGCCATGTATCAGCAGATCGCGCTGCAGCTGGCCAGCCAGGTTGATCCTATGCTGGCTGAACAGCTGGCCCAGGGCATTATGACCGGCGCAGCTGTTCAGGAAGCCAAGGGCATGCCTGCAGGCGGCGCTGCCAACCTTCGCAGAGGCGATGGCGGTGCCGGCGGCAACATCACCAAGATCGGCAACGCACGCGCCAGAGCGCAGCAGGTTGCCAAGCCTGACGCATGATCCAGATCCGCATTGATGTGGAGGGCATGCGCCTGGAGATCGACGGCCATGCCGGCTATGCACCGGAAGGCCAGGACATCATCTGCGCGGCGGTGAGCACGCTGGCTTATACGCTGGCGCAGAACCTGGCGCTGACGCTGTGCTCCGACGAGTACACAGCAGAATTTAAGACCGGGCATGCCCACATTGAGGCGCGCCCACCGGAGGCCCTGGCGGAGCAATGCCGGGGCATTTTTATGACCATCGCCAACGGCCTGACCATGCTGGAGGCGCAATACGGCCAATACATACAATTCGAGGGCGAATAACCGCCCTCTTTTGCATGTTTGGATATAGAGCTTCGTCCACTCTGACGGACAGAAAGGGTGAACCACATGTTCAATAACGAAACCATTTATCTTCAGCTCTTTGCAGACGGCGGCGCAGGCGCTGCCGGAGGCGATGGCGGCGCGGCAGCCGGAGCTGGAGATGCAACGGGCGTAACCGCACCTGACGCCGAGGTGCCTAGAGCGAAAAAGCGCAGAGAGAATCCGCTGGCCAACGTGAAGTATGGCAAACAGATGGAACCTGCTGCGCCGAGCCAGGACGCAACTGGCAAGGAACAGACCGCGAACAATAGGGAAGAGGGAAGCAGGAAGCCGACCTTCCAGGAGCTGATCGAGGGCGACTACAAAGCCGAATACGGCGAACATGTACAGAACGTCATCCGGCAGCGATTCAAGGCCAATGCCGAGAACGAGGAGAAGCTGGGCAAGATTACCCCGATTCTGGAGATGCTGGGCCAGAAATACAACATTGACCCCACCGACATCGACCAGATCGCGAAGGTAGTCGGCGACGACGACAGCCTGTACGAGGAAGAAGCCATCGAACGCGGCATGAGCATTGAGAGCCTGAAGGCGATCAAGCAGATGGAGCGCGAGAATGAGCAGCTGAAAGCACGCGAGCAGCAGAGCATCGCGGAGCAGCGCATGCACCAGCACTTCAACATGCTTGCACAGCAGGCGGAAGAGGCGAAGAAGCTGTATCCTGGCCTGGACCTGCGCACTGAGATGCAGAATCCCACCTTTGCAAGGCTGACGAGCCCTGGTGTGGGCGTGGATGTGCGCACTGCGTATGAGGTAGTGCATCGCGATGAGATGCGCGGCGCAGAGATGCAGTATGCAGCGCAGAAGAGTGCAGAACGCATGGCCAATGCCATCCGATCCGGCAGTATGAGACCGGTCGAGAATGGCCTGCAGGGCCAGCAGGGCACCGGCGCTGTGAAGGCAGATCCCAAATCCCTGACGAAGGCTGACCGCGCAGAGATCAAGAGACGCGTGCGGCTGGGCGAGAAAATTATATTCTAACCAACTGAAGGGAGAAAAATACCATGATTGAAATGATTAAGATGAACCTGCAGCTGTTTGCAGCTGGCACCCTGGTCAATGCGACCACCACCTACGTAAACTCTGACACCGGCACTCCTACTGCGTTCGATAGCACCAACAAGCTGTCGGACACCATGAAGACCTATTACGACACCGAACTGCTGGAGAACGCTCGCAGCAACCTGATCTTCGCTCAGTTCGGCAAGAAGCAGCCCCTGCCTGCCAACAAGGGCCGCACTATGGAATGGCGCAAGTGGAACACCCTGCCCAACGCTGATACCCTGACCGAAGGTGTCATCCCCTCCGGTAAGAAGATGGGCATGAGCAACCTGACTGCCAGCCTGACCCAGTATGGCATTTTCGTTGCCATCACCGACCTGCTGGACCTGCACGCCATCGACGATGTGCTGCTGGGCGCAACCGAGGAGCTGGGCGCTTCCGCCGGTGAGACTATGGACGTGCTGATCCGCAACGTGCTGCAGACCAACACCAACGTGATGTACTGCGACACCGTTACCGATGGCGCTAAGACCACCGTTACTGCCTATTCCGCCATGAATGCTGACAACAACCGCCTGACCCCCGATATGGTCAACAAGGCTGTCACCTGGCTGAAGAAGAACAAGGTTCCGACCATCAACGGCAAGTATGTGGCCATCATCCATCCCAGCGTATCCTACGACCTGCGATCCTCCGATGAGTGGATCGAGGCCCACAAGTACGCTGCAACCACCGAGATCTTCAACGGTGAAATCGGCGAGCTGCACGGCGTGCGCTTCGTTGAAACCACCAACGCCAAGATCACCTCTCAGACCCTGAACGGCGGCGCAGGCATGGTATATACCACCATGTTCCTGGGCAAGGACGCCTACGGCATCGTCGATCCCGAGGGCGGCGGCCTGGAGATGATCGTCAAGGACAAGAGCGAAGTCGGCGGCCCGCTGGAACAGTACAGCACTGCTGGCTACAAGTTCGAGGCAGCAACCAAGATTCTGTACCCCGAGCGCATCGTTCTGGTTGAATCCTGCAGCGCCTACTCTAAGGTAGACACTGCCAACTAAGCGACTGAAAGGGAGGGCCTGTGCGCAGGCTCTCCCCATTTGAAAGGATGGTAAACATGGCAACTAAGACCGAAGTTAAGGCCCCCGCTGAAAACATGGTAGAAGTTTTCCTTCCCAAGGTACCCGGCGAAGCGCCTTTCCAGTATGTAGCTGTGAACGGCAAGGCCTGGCAGATCCCCAGAGGCAAAAAGACCACTATTCCTGAGCATGTGGCTCAGGTGCTGGAACGTTCTCAGAAGGCCCAGGAGGCCGCGGACGAATACAGCGATGAAGAACAGAAGAAGATGGCAGTTATCCAGGGCGCGCCTGTATAACTGTATGAATAGGGCGGAGGACAGCATGTGTCCCCGCCCTTTTTACTGGTAAAGGAGGCGCATAATCATGACCGTGAAAGAAGCCATTGCGCTGGTTGACAGGCTTAAACCGAACAAATTTTCCGAAGCAGACAAGCTGAAATGGTTGTCCGACATTGACGGCCTGATCGTGCGCGAGCTGGTAGACAGTCACGAAGACAGCCCACTTGAGGATGAATTTGAGGGATATGGCGTATCGGACAAAAACACCGAGCTGATCGCGCCCTATCCTTACGATATTTTGTACAGGTGGTACCTGGAGAGCCAGATTGACCTGGGCAACATGGAGATCGCCAAGTACAACAACAGCAAGACCCTGTTTAACAATGCCTATTTGACCTATACGGATTACTACAACCGCACGCACATGCCCAAGAGACGGGTGCAGGGCTTCCGGTTCACCGAAGCCAGCGGCACGGGAGGCGAATAATATGCCTTATCTTCCGGATTTGAGTGAAGGCGAGCAGACCCGCCAGATGATCGATACCTTCGGCGGCTACAACCACAACATGCGCATCAGCGAGGGTGAGTGGTACGACGAAGAGAACCTGTCGAGCGCCCGCTTCCCGCTTTTCTCCAGGCGCAAGGCGCGCAGCCTGTACAGGAAAGACATGGACAGGCCCCAGGGCATGCTGGCCAAGGACGCGCTCGCCTGGGTGGAAGGCAGCAAACTGTACTACAACGGGGAGCATATCGAGGGCATCGAGCTTTCCACCGATGAGAGGGACTGCCCCAAGCAGCTGGTGAGTATGGGCGTTTACCTGTGCGTATTCCCGGATGCTGTGTATCTGAATACTGCGAACCTGGCTGACTACGGCGAGATGGGAGCTACCTTTCAGAGCGTGGAGAACGCCAACATCACCTACCGGCCCTGCAAACCAGATGGCACAGCCTACGAAGATGACGAGGTTACCATCTCCGACAAGGAGCCTGTTGAGCCTACGAACGGCATGTATTGGCTGGATACATCCTCCAGCGTGCATGTGCTGAAGCAGTACAGCGCCAGCACGAAGGCCTGGACTGAGATCCCGACGGTGTACACCCGCATCGAGGTGAAGGGCATCGGCGAGCACTTTTCAGTTTACGATGGCGTGACGATCAGCGGCGCGACCTGCGATGAGACCGAGGACAACAAGGGCATGAAGGCGCAGATCGAGGCGATGAACGCGGACACGCTTTTGTATGGATGCGGTGATGACTTCATCGTTGTGGCCGCGCCTATCGATAAGGCGGTGGTGCAGCAGAGCGGCAGTATCATTGTTGAGCGAAAGGTGCCCAAGATGAGCTACGTCTGCGAAGCAAACAACCGCCTCTGGGGCTGCTACTACGGCATGCACGAGGGCAAGGCCGTAAACGAGATCTACAGCTGCAAGCTGGGTGACTTCAAGAACTGGTACTGCTACCTGGGCATCTCGACGGACAGCTACGCTGTGAGTGTGGGCACGGATGGCGAATTCACCGGCTGCATCTCCTACCTGGGATACCCGGTATTCTTCAAGGAAAACTGCATCCACAAGGTATATGGAACGCAGCCCAGCGCCTACCAGATCCAGACGACTACCTGCCGAGGCGTGCAGCGCGGCAGCTATAGGAGCCTGGCTGTGGTAAACGAGATCCTGTACTACAAGAGCAGATCCGATGTGTGCGCCTATGACGGCAGCCTGCCTACCGGCATATCTGCGCAGCTGGGAGACGCTGTGTACTATGAGGCCTGCGCGGGCACCCACAGCGGCAAGTATTACATCTCCATGAGAGATGCCAGCGGCACCTGGAACCTATTTGTGTACGATACCCAGCGCGGACTGTGGCACCGGGAGGACGCAAGCCACGCCAGCGCCTTCACGGCCTGGAGCGATTCCCTGTACATGCTGGAAGCGGACAAGGAGGAGATCTGGGATCTGAACGGCACCGGCGCTGATAAGGAGACCAAAATTCCCTGGAAGGCTGAGAGCGGTCTGATCGGATATGAGCTGGCTGACCACAAGTACGTCTCCCGCTTCAACTTCCGTATGAAGCTGGGCGAAGGTGCGCGCTGCAAGCTGGAGATCGAATACGATTCCAGCGGCGAATGGGAGGGCCAGGGCACGATCAGCGGAGCCGGCATCAACTCCTTCGTGCTGCCTGTGATCCCGCGACGCTGCGACCACTTCCGCCTGCGCCTGAGCGGCGAGGGTGAGATCTGGATCTACAGCATGACCAAATATCTGGAGCGAGGGAGTGACGCATGATGCTGAACATCACACCACCTGCTGCGCTGCAGGGTAATGAACAGGCCCAGCTGACGCAGGTATACAGATATTTGTTCCGACTTTCCGAGCAGCTGAACATGGCGCTCGACGCGACACAGCTCCAGGAGAGAATCGGCCAGGCCGGTGGCTCAAGCGCGGGCGGCACCGGGGGCAGCGGTGCAGCAGACGATGGCAAGCTGGCAGCATCGCTGGCTGGCCAATATAACACGCTGAAGAGCCTGATTCTCAAGACAGCGGATACGGTCCGAGCTGAGATGGACGTAATCAAGACCGAGCTGAATCTCAAGTATGAGGCCATTAGTGAAGACTGGGGCACATACAAGGAAGAGGTAAGCAAAGAGATCGAGGACACGGCCAAGGCGACTATCGAGAGCTACGACTATGAAGCGCAGATAAGCGATGTAGCGAAGGGCGTGGCTGATTTTGAGGCCTATAAGATTCAAGCTGAGGCCTCTATCAAGCGCGGCATCATTGGCTATGATGAAAATGAGTACCCGATATTTGGCATTGCCATCTCTGAGAAGCTGAAGGGCAGGACGGTGACCATCGATGGCGTGGAGTACGAGGAATTCGACACCACGGTGAACATGGCCACCTATACGGCGGATAAGCTGAGCTTCTGGATCAACGGCATTGAGGTTGCCTACATGAGCGAAGGCCAGCTGGAGATCACAAGGGCTGTAATCCACGACTCCATCCAGCTTGGTACATGGGACATCAAGGTGAATGCCGCCGATGGCATGACGGTCCAGAAGCGGATCGGCACCGAGCTGGATCTGAGCGAGAATAACACTTTCACCATAACTGCGGACAAGATCAACGCTGTTGCGGGCGATATTGATCTGAGCGGCAACCGGTCTATCACGCTGACTGCTGACCACATTAAGCAAATCGCCGATGAGATCGACCTGAGTGCCAATGAATCGATCGTGCTGACGGTCGGTGAAGCAGCAGCAGCGGCTGTGCCAAAGACAAGTTTTGAGAGAGTGATTCGCATTCAAGAGGACGGCCTGCACGTCGGTGATAACCAGAAGAGCAGCGAGGTTTTGATCGATTCCGGCAGCGTAAACATCGTGCTCGGCGGCACTCCTTACTCAAAGTTTGCAGCGAAATATGTTCAGTTCGGCAATTATCAGCTCCGAAGAACCACGGATGGAGGAATAGCATTTAAGCTCAAAGGTGGTGCTGACAAATCATGATCGAGATTAGCAATGTCGTCGCGAGTGCGAAGAATTGGGTGGCCGGCGAAACGGCAACGATCACATTTACGATGAAAAATGTATCCGGTTTTAGGTTTACCAAGCTGCTGCTGTATCTTGTGCTCCGCAGAAGTGATTTTACCGGCGATACAACCGGCAGTGATTTGCACATCACCCTGAAGCGAATTCTCGGCGATGAATTCCTTACTCCCGCGACTGTGAACATTGTGAATGGCGCGAGCAAAACATACACCGCCACATTCGTTATCCCGAGTGCTGTTTCGGAATATTTTGCAGCCAATCCCGGCACCCGATCTGTGCCTATCTATGTTTCATACAGCGAGACGGTTCATAATTTGGGCGGTGCTTATGTTCTTCCGGATCTGAAAATCATTAACTGTCGTTTCGTTCCCGCAGTAAAGACTTTCGATCTCGAAAGAGCGACAGGCACTGAGAAGGATGACGAAGGCGTAAACGTGCTGACCGATCTGAAGCTCGGCATCAGCGAAACAGCTTTCGATTATTCAAAGTTCTTCAAGGCAAAAATCTACTACGCCGAGGGTACTTCTGCTGACACGGGCTCGTCGAGCCTCGATATAACAACCCGGATGGGAGAACTTCTTACCGGCCTTACGGACAGTGCGGACCTGATACCCGGAGAATTCTCGAAAGAGAGTGAATGGGATTTCCTGATCGTATTCGGCGATGAACATGAGGCGGTGGAGTTTCACACGTCTTTGCTTCACTCTTTTGCAAACCTGCATCTCTCCGGCCAGCCTACCGGTGGCGCATGCTTCGGTGGCTTCTCATCGTCGAAGAAGAATAGGCCCATGCTGGAGAGCTACTACCCGGCGTACTTCTACAAGGGTATTAGCGGTGTGAACATCTACTCGGAAGAGGAAGCGAACACCGGCGGGCTCTGGATCGACAGGAAACCTCTGTACACGAAGGTTCTGAGACGGCCCTACGCCATTTCAGGAACGACGCACAATATTCCTACGCCCGAGGACGCGGAGACCCTGTGGATCGATCCTTCGGCGTCCTTCTGCGTCAATTCCAACGGAGGTGTGTACCCTGTCGGGTATACGAATAACTCCGGTGTATTGGCCTTTGCGGCTGCATATTATCCTGGTTCAAAGGAAATTCGAGCAGGTTCCTTTACTGGCGACTACGCGGATTTCTACATCAAGATCTTCTACACCAAGACCGGAGACGACAAGGTGTACGACGTGTGACGAAAAAGAGGTGATATACGATGGCGAGCATGATTAACGACAAAAACCAGCAGGAGCAGCTGGTCGCCAAGGCGGCATCGCCCGCAGGCGGCGGTGGTGGTGGCGGAGGAGATCCCAAGAAGAGCTCTCTGCCGGGCGTGAGCAGCCATACCGCCAGCATGGTGGACCATTATGCCCAGGGCTACAAGCCTGGCAGCTCCGTGCAGGCTGCGCAGGACTACCTGGCCGGCATTGTAAACGGCAAGCCTACGCAGAGTGCAGACCTTACCCGCCTGTACGATGAGGTTATGAACTACGGCCCGTTCAGCTACAATCTGAATGGCGATGCGCTGTATCAGCAGTACAAGGACAGGTACCAGAGCATGGGCAAACAGGCCATGATGGATACGATGGGCAATGCTTCGGCATTGACCGGCGGCTATGGCAGCAGCTACGCAGCTACGGCAGGCAACCAGGCCTATCAGCAGTATCTGCAGCAGCTGAACAACGTGGTGCCGGAGCTGTACCAGATGGCCTATGATCGATACAACCAGGACAAAACGGATCTTACGAACCGGTACAACCTGGCATACGGTAATTATCGCGATTCTGTGACCGACTGGGAGAACGAGCGCGACTATGCAAGCAACGAATACTGGAAACAGTATGACGCAGAATATGCTGATTACCAGAACATGCTCAACTATTGGACCCAGATGGCCCAGCAGGAGAGCACGAACTACTACAACGACCGCGAATATGCCTACAACCTGGCGATGCAGATGATTCAGAGGGGCACCATGCCTTCCACGGAGATCCTGGCAATGGCGGGCATCAGCGTAACGGACGCGAAGAACCTTGCGAGGAGGTATGGATACGGTGCCAGCAGCAAGTCTTCGAGCAGATCCGGCAAATCCAGCAGTTCAGGCGGCACCAAGAAACCCACTAAACCTGGTGATTCAAGCGACTCCGGCGGCAATTGGTGGGATGGTATCGCCGGTGCGGTATCAAGTTTCTTGAACTTCATAAAATGACAGAACCGAGGTGACTGCCCATGAGCAATTTGCTAGATAAGATCAAATCTAGGATCGAATCCAGCCGGAAGAAAGCGAAGAAGCAGACGGAAAAAGCAAAAAAGACTGCCAGTACGGCGCAGGAAAAGGCAAAGAAGAAAACGTCAAGCTCCGCCAGTTCCTCCAATGTCAAAAAGGAGTATACGCCGGAACAGATTAGAACCGGCATCAGCAACTACCTCACCAACTACCTCCAGAAGCGACTGGAGGAGGAACCGGATAATACCTATCTGAGGGCCTGGGATAATTGGAATAAGCACGAGAACGCGGTAAACACTGCCAGCGGGCTTGATTCCGCGCGCGACACACGCTACAGCCTGACCGGCGGGAAGGATCTGCGGACCAGCGGTACCCTCAACAGCACCTCCAGAGCAGCGCAGGACGCCGGCAAGGCAAACCAGTACTACGCCTCCGGCGCTCCTGGCTACGAGCACGACTGGCTGCTGCCTGGCTGGACGAAGAAGAGCGAGGATGCCTACGGCAAGGCCAACTACGAGAACGTAATGAACTGGGCCCGATCCGGCGACAGGATCTTTCTGAACCGGCAGCGAGACTACGTTGAACAGCTGAAAAAAGAAGGCTATGCCGGCAAGAACATCTGGGGCAAGGAAAAGTACGACAACCAGGAAGAGATCGATGCAGCACAGGCGGCCCTCGATGAGATGGAACGCTTGCGCAGAGGCTATGGCTATGAAGAGGCTGTCGGCGGATACCTGAACGATGCGCTGCCCAAGCCCCAGGGCCAGGCTACCACATACGCCGAGCTGCTGGACGCGCAGCGCGGCTACAGCTTCGATGACTACTATGCTGACCTGGAAACGATCTACAACTACGAGAAGGCCGGCATGCGCGGCGACTTCATGCCCAACGCCAATGATTACCACGAGGCGCGAGCCCGCGTGAATAATTACGCTCGCGGCATGGACGCAGCTGAGAAGGCGAGAGCTTCCATCGCTGATCCTGGGTACGACTTCCTGAGCGAATATGCGAAGATCCATGAAGACAGGACCGGCATGATCGACAAGCAGATCGCTGAGAAAAGCAGCGTATACGGCGAGGACGAATCGGCATTTACGTCTGCTGACCTGATGCAGTACCTGACTGACCGTGAGCTGCAGGCTAAATACCAGGAGGAATCGCAGAGCTACGATGACCAGCAGGCTGAGAAGATCCTGGCCAACTGGGGAGATGTAGAAAACGAGGATCATGGCCCCGATGCGAAGTATCAGCAAAAGCCGGTATACGGCGCAGGAGAGTATGACCCGGTAAGCGGCATGACCTTCGAGGATCTGACGCCCGACTGGATGGCGGCGATCAACGATCTGGTATACGCGGGTGAGCAGGGACCGGAGGCATACGCTGCAAAGGAAAACGAGATTTACAATGATCCCAACATGCACACTGCGCAGCAGTATGTGGGCATCGGCCTTCAGTACATGACGGATAAGCAGCGTGAGAAATTCTACGCGCTGTACAATTCTGGCGACGAGGAAGGCGCACTGGAGTTCATTGAAGACATCTCCGGCCAGCTTAACAAACAGCGCAGCGAGGCGATGGTCGCGGAGGCATACGCAACTGCAGCAGACGGCCCTCTGAACGCAGTAACATCCAGTATCGGAAGTATCGGCAGCCAGCTGATGAGCAATCTTTCCGCTCCGTTTGCGTTTGCGCATGACGCGCTGGGTATTGGAAAGCCTACTGAGGCGTATGACCCTGTGTATAATGCGGGACTACAGGCGCAGGCAGCCAGATCCGGCGTACTGAGCCAGATCGAGCCTAAATGGGGACAGATCCTCTACCAGGGCGGTATGTCGTTTGCAGATACTCTGGCCAGCGCTCTGACCTTCGGCAAAGCAGGCAGCGCACTTTCCAGTGCAATCGGCGCAGGCACTGCTACGGCACAGGCAATTGCAAACAATGTAACCACGATCGCCATGAGCGCGGGATCTGCGATCAGCAAGTACCAGGAGCTGCTTGCAGAAGGTACAGACCGGGCGGATGCGATGATCGATGCCGGCATTGACGGCGCGATTGAATTCGCCACTGAAAAATTCTCCATCGACAACCTGTTCGGCAAGAACATCAACCCGATCAAGAGTGCCTTGCAGCAGGTATTTGTAGAGCCTTCTGAGGAAACTGTGGGTTACGCGCTGCGCATGATCTACGACAAGGTGAAGTACGGCGAGAACTCCGAGCTTGCACAGCTTGAACGCGAGTACACCCTGCAGTTCGGCAGCCAGGAGGAAGCTGAGAAGGCGGTACGCTCCCAGGTTGCGTCTGAACTGCTGGAAACCGTGCTCACATCCGCAGTAAGCGGCGGTATCGGTGGCACTGTAGTAAACACGCCCCAGGCAATCAGCGACTACAGGACCGGCAGCCAGCTCCAGGGCAGCGATGAGGCGCTGTACAACATCGCCAGCGGCATCACGGACCTGCCTCCTGAAGTGCAGAACATTCTGCGGAACATGAAACCGAGCCAGGCCAGCGAGGACGCCAGGGCAGAACTTATTGAAGGAAAGAACGCCCAGGCCCAGGAGAACGCCACGCAGCTGAAGGATGCGGAGATCGCTGAGGATCTGAACAGCGAAGAAGCCAGGGCAGAGCTTGCCGAAGGGAAGAACGCCCAGGCACGAGAGAATGCTTTCGCTGAAGAGCGAGACAGCAAAAGAACCAAGGCGGAAAAAGCGGCTGGGAAGGTTAAAGAAGCAAGAGGCAAGGCCAAGAAGATCACCAACGCGCAGCGCGGTATGGTGTACAGAGCGGCCATGCAGAAGCTGGACGGCCAGGCCCAGGAAGCAATGCGCGACCGCATCAGCTATGATGTAGCAGCTGAGCTGAAGAAGCTCGGCGTGGAGAAAGTAAACGTCCGCGAGCTGGCCAAGTCTATCCTGCGCATCCAGGACGGCAGCTTCACAGAAGACGACCTGGGACTGGTCCAGGGCGTTGAGGCCGCACGCAAGGTGCTCAAGAGCTGGACGGCGAAAGTCGTTACCGAGAACAAGGCCTTCGACCGCATGGGAGAACTGGCCGGACTGCTGGGCAAAGGTAGTAAAGATACTGTATCGGAGCTGGGTGAGCCTGTGAAAGCAGAGCCTGAAACGCTTGAAATCGAGGACGAATACGACGCAGTGATCGCTGAAGTGCAGGAGCGCGAAGGCAGCACTCTGGTGAGCGAGGGCGAAGCCAGCATCCTGGACGGCGAGGAGATCGAGATCCTGGGTGTAGAGACCGCAGAAGCCCCTGAGACCGGCACACCGGTGAAGGTAAGGATTCGTACTGCCGGCGGCGAAGAGAAGACGGTGGAACCTGAAGAAATCGCCTACGGCACGAATGACGATGGCGCTTATCTCCTTGCAAGCCTCTCTACCGAGTACGGTAAATTCGGCGCTGATATGTACAACGGTATTCAGCACGGCCAGGACGCTGTTGAGTACGCGAAGGCCTTCCATACGGCTGCGCAGTACGGCAGCGATGGCCGGAATCTTGATGTGCTGAAGAGCAGCGGCGCAGCGAGCGTTCTGAGTGATACGCAGATGAACGCAGCCTACCAGATCGGCAAAACCATGCGAGCTGAACGCAACAAGGCGCAGCAGGCGGCTCGAAGCGTGAAGGGCTCGACGGTGCAGACAGGCCGCGTTGACACTAGCGCAATCCAGTGGGGATCACTGAGCCCCCAGCAGGAGAAAATCGCGAAGAAAAATGAGTACATGTGGCGAATGCTGGCCCCTTCACTGGGGCTCAATGTCCAGCTTGTGCAGACTCAGGCTGACGCAAACGGAGACTACACCGACAAAAATGGCTCCTGGGATGCCAATACCCGAACGGCTACGGTGGACATCTTTGCAGGCAGACTTCGTAAGGACGATGTGTATAATATCATGGCTTATACGGGAGGCCATGAGCTGACGCACTACATCAAGCAGTTTGCAGACAGCGAGCTGTGGGATGACTACCAGGACTTCGTGATGGGGCACTTGGATGACAAACTGGAACTGGAAAAAGAGATAGCGGATCGTATGTCCGCCGATAAGAACCTTAGCCGGGACGGCGCTATCGAAGAGATCATCGCACAGGCGTCCGTAAAAGCCCTGAGTAAGATTACTGAGCAGGACCTGGCCAACCTGGCAGAGAGCAACCCCACCCTGTTTGGCAAGATCAAAGAATTCCTGAGTAAGTGGATTAAGAAACTGAAGGAGAAGATCCGCGAGGCATTTGGAAGCACTGTAGGCGAGAGCAATAACATCGCCCAGGCGATGGACGATGTGCTGGATGAGATGGCTGAGAAGTGGAACCGGATGCTGGTAAACGCCAGCAAGAAGGCGAACGAAACGAAGGCCCAGAAGAAGGCTCCCGCGCCCGTACAGACCAAGCAGGTACAGCAAGAAGCTGGCAAGCAGTTCATCCCGTATGCACACATCGACGAGGGCGCGATTCCGTTTGAGGAGTATGTATCTCCGGACGATGTGAAGTACTCTGTGCGCGAGGTTGACGGAAAGCCTGTTGTATGGATCGCTGATAACATCCTGGCGAATAAGCCCGCTGACCAGAACTACACGGACTTCCTGGTGGACTATCTCACCGAGCATGTAGGCGAGATGCACACGATCATCGAAAGCGGCCAGCATGTCTATCTCGGCAAGGACTTGCCTAAAGAATATGTATGGTCTAAATATTCCCAGCGCATCAGAAGTAAAAATCAGCGCCTGTACAAGGCAAAAGAACAAGCTGCATCCGGAATCGGTGAGGCGATCAACATAGCATCGAACCGGAGATGGGAAAAAACAAAGCATCCTCACAATAAGGATGCTAAATATGGAATCTATAAATACGATTCTAAGATTGCGTTCCCTGTGTACAACGAGGCAGGAGATAATACTGGCGTTCAAGCATACGATATTACGCTTGTAATCCGCAATGCTTCCAACGGCCAGAAATACCTGTATGACATTCAGAACATAAAAAATGATGCCTTCACCGCGAATACTCTCTATTTCAAGAGTAGAGGGGCAGCTAATAAAGCGGCCCAGCGGGAAAACATCATTTCTGGCGACATTATAGCACAGAATGAAGAGGATGTCAAGTTCTCCATGCGCGAGCCTGTGGAGAGGGCCAAGAACCTGATCGCCGTGCACAATCTCAACGAGTACAAGCTCAACAAGGCCTTGAAGCTGGGCGGCTTCCCGATGCCGAGTATCGCAATCGCGAAAACAGACATCGGCCACCAGAACTTCGGCGACATTTCCCTGGTGTTTGGCAGAGAGACGATTGATCCGAAGGTGAACCGGAAGAACAAGGTATACTCTGCGGACGCATGGACGCCTACCTTCCCGAGGATTGAGTATGAGGCTGATCCTAAGGTGGAAAAGCGCATACGCACTACGCTGACTAAGCTGGGCAACAGCCTGGAAAACTACCTGAATGACCGTCTGCGGCAGGTTGTATACGGCATCGATGAGTACCTGAACCGATTCGAAGGTGAAGAGGGGTTCATTGAATACGCCATGCAGAACTACGGTTTGAAGGCTGCATTCCTTGAAGACCAGGGCCGGCATGTGGACATGGTACAAACCGAGAAGCGAGCGGGCAAGGAGTATTCCGAGGCGATGGCGGCCTCCTACCAGAAGATAATTGATCTGTTTGATGGCGATATGGAAATGGCAAGCCGCATGCCTCTGGGCCAGATCCGCGACGAATATGGCGCTGAACTGGAGCAGATCCGACCTGGCAGCACCAAGTCTGCGATGCGCTTGAGTGCAATCATCCGCAACGCTACAGAATATCAGCAGACTGCGAGCCAGCCTGCCCGCTATGAGATGGTTGCAGACTACGGCGCAACCGAGCGCAGCATCGATGAACAGATCGACAAACAAGCATTTGAAGCATGGGTGAGGGACCTGTTCGGTGGTATCGAGGGCAACAGTGGTGTGTATAACAACAAGCCTCTGTTTACCGATGCCGGCAATCGCAGGAGCTTCGCCAGCACTCACATGCCGGTGACTGTAGAAAACATTGCGAAAGCGATGGCAACGCAGGGCAACACCAAGAACACCGCAGGATTCCACGGGATCAAGAGCGTGCGCGCAGCGACTGCCAGGACCTTCAAGAATGTGGATGAGATGCACGCATATGAGGGCCGCATTCAGAATCGCACTGAGGCCGAAGCTGAAGCGCTGAACGAAGAGCTGAATAGCCGACTGTACGCGCTGATCCATGAAATCATGCAGGCCAGGTACCCGAACGGCAATACCGGGCTGGATTATACCTACGCTGAAGACGCGCTGGGCGAGATCTTCCTGGAAATGGCGGAGGGCAATTACAGCGTATCTAGCATTCAGAAAACACTCGCAGGCTACGGCCACAAGGTAAGCACGGAAACGGCGGAGGCTGTCAAGCAGCTGTTCGATGATACAGCAGCCATGCCGGTGAACATGTACGAAGCCAAGCCTGAACGAGCTGTAGGCTTTGAGGAGGTTCGCTTCGCTGTTGTGCCCGACGACATCGGCAACGATGTGCTGAACGAGCTGAGCAAGGTGGTACCTGATGTGCGTACATATGCTGCCGGCGATGAAGCTGCAAGACTGGCGATGCTGAACAGCGAGGAAAGCGTGCGCTTCCAGGAGCGAGACCCCAACCAGATCTCCGACCGTGCACTGCTGGCGACTGCGCTGCAGAGCGTAACGCAGAACGCAGACGAATGGGACAACCTGCGCCGGTATCAGAAGAAAATCGCTGCCCTGAACGAGAAGCAGCGCATGCTGGAGCAGACCAATGCCCGCATCGCAGAGCTGACGGCCCAGGATGCGAAGGCCAACCGCGATGAGATCATCCGGCTGAGGAATGCTGCTGCCATTTATGCAAAGCAGATTGACAGGGCAGATGGCGAGCTTCTGAAGTATGAGGCTATGAAGCCCATCAAGAAGCTGGCGGACCGTGAGCGTGAAGCCTACAGGCAGAGACTGAAAGCTCAGACCGATGAGAGGATTCGCAAGTACAAGGACCGCTTGAAGATGGACGCCGAGGACAAGATCCGCGAGGTGCGAGAGCGTGAGGCTGAGAAGCGCCGGAAGCTGCGCGAGCAGGGCGATACCCGCCTGCGTAAGGCTGTGCAGCAGCAGCGCGAGGCTGGACAGCGCAAGGTTGACCGCATGAAGGAAAGCGACATGAAGGCCAAGTACAAGGCCCGCATCCAGAAGGATGTAGGTACCATGCGAGAATGGCTGACCAAGCCGACCAACAAGGGCCATGTGCCTCAGTTCCTGAGAGCGCCGCTGGCTGACTTCCTGGAGAGCCTGGACTTCAGCAGTGATCGCAGCCTGAAGGGCGGCGACAGCACCCAGGCCGATGCCAAGATGCTGGAGAAGATGGAGGCACTGCGCAGGGCTCTGGCCAATACCCGCAGCCAGCAGGCCGACATCGAGAACGGCGAGGCAGCCTTCCGAGGCTATATGGACCTGCCGGCAGGCTTCGCTGACAAGTTTGATGAAGCTGTGGAGAACATCAGGCAGACGCTGGCCAAGGGCGGCACGGATACACCGATCAACCGTATGACCGGTGCGCAGCTGAAGGATCTGAGCGACATGATCCGAACGATCAATACTGCGGTGCGCCAGATGAACAGCTTCCTGGCAAACTCCCGCTTCGAGAAGGTATCCGAGGCGGCACGCAATACGATGAGCGTGCTGGCCAAGCTGGGCGAAAAGATCAGCAAGAGCGAATTGCTTGACAAAGTAGGCAGCTTTATGGATTGGACGAACACCACTCCGTACTACGCCTTCAAGCGCTTCGGCGAAGGCGGCAAGGCGATATTCCAGGCTCTGATGGACGGCTGGGACAAGCTGGCCTTCAACAGCAAGGAACTGATCGACTACGCCAACAGCGTATACACCACCAAGCAGGTGCGCGACTGGAGCAAGGAACTGCACACGATTGACCTGAACGGCAAGCAGGTGCAGATGACCACGGCGCAGATTATGAGCCTGTACTGCCTGAATAAGCGCGAGCAGGCCAGAGGGCATCTGCTGGGCGGCGGTATCCGCATCGCAGATATTCAGCTGAAGGGCAAGGTAATCCGCCAGGCCGACAACCACATCTTGAGCGAAAGCGACATTGACCGCATCACGGATCTGCTGACCGATGAGCAGATCGCGGTGGCGGACAAGCTGCAGTACTTTATGAACACCAGATGCACCGAGTGGGGCAACGAGGTGAGCATGAGGCGCTTCGGATATGAGGCCTTCGGCGATGAGGCGAACTACTTCCCGATCGAATCTGACAGCAACAACCTCAAGGGCCTCGATGCCCAGGCGCAGGAGAACAGCCTGTTCAGGCTGCTGAACCTCTCCGCAACCAAGAGCACGGTGAAGAACGCGAACAACGCCCTGGTGGTACGCGACATCTTCGATGTGTTCAGCGCGCATGGCGCAGACATGGCCAAGTACAACGCCCTGGCGCTGCCGATCCTGGACGCGCTGAAGTGGTATAACTACGTTGACAAGACCAACTACGACGACGGAAGCCTGGACACCCAGAGCATCCAGAAATCGCTGGAGAAGGCCTACGGCAAGGACGCTCAGAAGTACATCCGGAACTTCCTGAAGGACCTGAACGGCGTGCGCGAAGGCGGACGCAGCGATGGCCTGTTCAACAAGATGCTGAGCAATTACAAGCTCGCATCTGTAGCCAACAACCTGCGAGTGGGTATGCTGCAGATCACGAGTATGCCGAGAGCAGCATATGCGATCGATCCGAAGTACCTGGCCATCGGCGCTGCGAAGAATGTTATTCTCCAGAACAGCAAAGAGGCCAAGGAGAAGGTGGGCATCGGCCTGTGGAAATCCCTGGGCTTCTATGACACCAACATCAGCCGGAATGTGCGCGAGATGGTGAAGCACGACCAGAACCTGGGCGGCAAGATCAAAGAAAAGAGCATGATCCTGGCCGAGAAGGGTGACGCATGGACGATGGGCGTGCTGTACGGCGCAGTACAGGCCGAGATGGCAGACAAGCATCCTGGCGTGAAGAAGGGCACCGAGGCATATGACCGCATGGTGAACGAGCGCATGCGCGAGATCGTATACCAGACGCAGGTGGTAGACAGCACGATGACCCGAAGCGACATTATGCGCGACACCGGTGCAAAATCGAGCCTGGCCACTGCGTTTATGAGTGAGCCTACGCTGACCATGAACATGCTGGCAGACAGCATCTTCGAGCAGCGAATGAAGGCAAGAGCGACCGGCAAGAAGATGATCGCACCTTCCCGCCTGATGGTGAAGGCTTTCGCAGTGAACGCTGTGACGCTGACCTTCTCCACGGTGCTGGAAGCTGCATTCACTGCCTGGCGCGACGACGACGAGTACGAAACCCTTGAGGAAAAGTACGACGAGATCTTCATGGATACGCTGCTGGAAAACATGAATCTGCTGAACAACATTCCCTTCGTGAAGGATGTTGTGAGCGCCTTCCAGGGCAACAGCGCAGACCGCATGGACAGCGCCTGGGCGTACAACCTGTACCAGGGCGTTGAGGAGATCTACAAGTACCTGACCGGCAAGAGCACGAACCCGGCCTACAATGGCATCTACAAGACGCTGAACGGCTTGAGCCAGATGAGCGGCTTCGCGGTAGGCGGTTTGACCCGAGAACTGGTGAGCGCGTACAACAACCTGATAGCAACGCGGATGGGATATAAGCGCATCCAGACCTACAACGACAGCGCCAGCGATGCAGCCAAGGCGATCCTGAATGCCTATACTGCCGGCGAGGATGGCCTGGTAGCACGCTACCTTGACATCGCGGCGAAGTACGGCATCGAAGGCGAGAAACTGGAGAACGCCATGAATAAGGCGATCAAAGCAGCTTACACCGAAGGCGAGATGGACGCAGACACTGCGAAGCAGCTGACCACAGCCTACGGCGGCAAGAGCGAAAACGATGCCTACTGGCTTGTGCGCGAATGGGATCACACCGGCGAGGACAACTTCAGCAAGTACACCGACCTGAAGAACGCCCTGGCCAAGAACGACCGCAGCGCAGCTACGGCAGCGTACCGTGAACTGGTCGAGCATGGCGCGAAGGAAGAAACGATCACCAGCCAGCTCTCCGAACTCTATAACAAGGGTGAGGCAACCAGCCTGCTGAACCTGCAGATGCGCAGCGACCGACTGTACACCAGCACGCTGAAGCTGAAGGCAGACGGCCAGGTGCACAAGGACGACTTCGACGCCTTCCTGGACGCTATTGTGAGCGGCGGCAATGTAGCTGGCGAGATCAGCAAGCTGAGGAAGAAGGGCTACACGACCAGCCAGTGCATGAGCGCTATCAACGGCGCCTTCGGCAAGAGTAGTGACAGATTCCGCATCATGGAGAAGTACAACAGCGCAGATGCGAGAATACTGCTTGACAGGATTCTGGACGCATACGAAGCGCTGGGGCTGGGCCGCGAGGAAGAGCTCAAATGGATCAACGAAAACTGGACGATGCCGGCAGACGAAGAGTAAATGCCGGACAACTGACTGACCGGGCAAGGCGGGGAGCGAAATGCTTCCCGCCTCTTTTATAGCACGGAAAACGAAGGGAGGGCTTCTAATGCTCAAAATCATTGACGGAAAAATCTACCTGGTGCGCGGCGACGACGAAGTGCTGGAAGTGAACGTGAGCAGCGATGGTGAAGCTGTACAGCTGGCTGAAGGTGATACGCTTACTCTGACGGTTCGCGAGCTGCCGAGCAAGGAATCCCGTGAGATCCTTAGGGTAACCAGCGCTCCGGGTAGTAATCGCATCATAATCAACCATAGCGATACTGCGGATGCCGAGTATGGCGAGTACAGCGCGGATGTCCAGCTTATGACGGCTGACGGCAGGCGCAGAACTGTATGGCCTGTAATCGATGAAAACAACATTCCGAAAGCGGAAGCGAAAAACTGGAAGAACTTCATTCTTTTGCCGGAGGTGACGCTGTAATGAGTAAAGCTGAACTTACACCTAAAGCGATCCTGGATGCGGAACTTGTACAGGGGCCGGTGATCGTGAACGACTATGTTCTGAATACCTATGAAACCGACGACGAATACATCCTCGCGGTACGACGCGGTAGTGAAGAACAGAACCTCAATATTCAGAAGGGCAAGATCGGCCCGGTAGGCCCGGCAGGCCCCCAGGGCGAGCAGGGTGCTCAGGGTGAAACTGGCCCTCAGGGCCCGGTAGGCCCGCAGGGCGAAACCGGCCCGGCAGGCCCGGCTGGCCCGCAGGGCGAGAAGGGCGAGAAAGGTGACAAGGGCGAGAAGGGCGATAAAGGCGAAACCGGCCCCCAGGGCCCGCGCGGTGAGACCGGTGCAACTGGTCTGCAGGGACCGCAGGGCCTGCAAGGTATCCAGGGCGAAACCGGCCCCCAGGGCCCGCAGGGTGCGACCGGCCCGGCAGGACCGGCAGGCCCCCAAGGCCCCAAGGGCGATAAAGGCGACAAGGGCGATCGGGGAGATAAGGGCGATCCCGGAATCGCAAACCTTGTGGACGGAGACCATGAAGGCTCTGTACGTTCCTCCGGTTCTCCTGGCACAAGCATAGGTGACCATTGCTTCGCATTTGGTGAAAATGTAGAGGCGAGTGGTGAGGGAGCTTTTGCGACCGGCATTAACACGGTAGCATCTTCGCGAGGCTCATTTGCCGAAGGTATGGGATCGAAAGCAACCGGACTGCGCACGCACGCAGAGGGCTCGTACACGGAAGCAAGCGGTACCAATTCGCATGCCGAAGGCAATTACACGAAAGCCTCGTCCACAAACCAGCATGTGCAGGGCAGATACAACGTAGAAGACGACGCAAACAAGTATGCGCACATTGTCGGCAACGGCGATAGCTCCGCTCGCTCCAACGCCCACACCCTCGATTGGACCGGCAACGCATGGTTCGCAGGCGATGTATACGTCGGCGGAACAGGCATGGACGATCCGAATGCAAAGAAGCTCGGAGAAGGTGGTGGATCTGGCGGCGGTGCAGCCAACATTGTGGACGGCAAAACGGATGGTTCTGTAAGAACTGTCGGAGCAGAGAGCGACAGCAACGACTACGAACTTGGCATGTATGCTTTCGCCGAAGGGCTTAACACCAGAGCAGGTGGGCTGGCTGCGCATGTCGAGGGTCAGGGTTGTCGGGCTACAGGCAACATGTCTCATGCAGAAGGGACTATCTGCACCGCCAATGCCGATTCGTCTCATGCGGAAGGTTATGGCTGCAGAGCATACTCTGAATGTCAGCATGCTCAAGGCAAGTACAATGTTTCTGATGCGCAGAATAAGTACGCCCACATTGTCGGCAACGGCACCGCTTCCGAACGCTCCAATGCCCACACCCTCGACTGGGATGGCAACGCATGGTTCAAGGGCAAGGTATTCGTAGGCGGCGAAAGCATGGACGACCCGAACGCGGTGGAGCTGGGCGCGGGCGGCGGTCTGCCTACCGGCGGTGCGGCAAATCAGCAGCTTGTCACCGATGCGAATGGCAACGCTGAATGGCAGGATAGAACGCACTGGAAGGATTATTCCAATGTGATTTTGCCTGAAACTACAGTGACAGTAAATGCGGATATGGGCTTTGCTCCTATCCTCACGCCGCTCGGTCTGGAACTTGGCAAGGAATACCTTGTGATCTGGAACGGCTCAAAGTACAACAGTACAGCCGTATCGACCACTTATTACGGAATGCCCCTTGTATGCATCGGAAACACCGGAGCTATGGATACTGCATACGCCCCCACAGGTGAGCCTTTTATCATCGGCGATTTCGGAAGCGATGCGATGGGATTCGGTTTCACATCAGCGGCAATTCCCCTTGATGGCAGCACTTCCGCAAGCGTTGAAATCCGTGAGGCGGTGTATCACAAACTTGATAAAGCCTATATGCCGGACGGCTTTACGCCCATTATGGTCGTTAACATCACCGGCGGCGGTGTCAGCATCAATGTCACAGATGGCTGGGTTGCTGATAAAACATTTGATGAAATAATGGATGCCGTCAATGCTGGCAGTATGGTGTTTTTCAAACGAGTACCTTCCGATGGAAAAACGTATATTATGCCATTGACACAGGCAGTGCCGACAACCATTGATGATAACGGTACTGAGCAAGCAGGAATAATATACTTCGGCTGTGCGTTATATGGTGGTTTGAATCTTGCCTATGGTTTCACAGCCGACGGTGTTTTCGGATATATGAGCGATTAACACACAACCGCATCCTTCCGGGTGCGGTTCTACCTCATTACGAAAGGAGAGATGATTTATGGCAGTAATTATCGGTAGCGCTCGAAGTGATGAAAACGGAAGAATCAAGAATGGCAAAGCTGGCGATCAGAAAAGCGGCAGAGAGGTAAGCACGCAGAACTGGTATAAGCACGGCCAGGGCTGGAGAGTGCTTCGCTGCAAGATCCCCGAAGCCAGGCCGCTGATCGCGAAGAACATGCAGCAGGCCTGCGACAATAACAACATCGGGTACGACCAGAGCCAGCGCACCACCCTGCGCAAGCTGCTTGAGGCAGCCAAGTGGGTGATCTCCAAGATTACCGGCAAGTGCGAGACCGACTGCAGCGCCCTGGTGGGCGACTGCGTAACCTGTGCTCTTCGCCAGCTGGGCAGGAAGGATACCATCCCTAACTTCAATACCTCCACCCAGGCAAAGACCCTTTTGAACACCGGCCTGTTCGAGGAGCTGAAGGGCAGCAAGTACACCGACGATGACGACTACCTGATGGCCGGCGACATCCTGGTGACCAAGACCAAGGGCCACACCGTTATCTGCATCACCTCCGGCAGCAAGGCCGGCGCAGCAGCTGCGCCCGATAAGGTATACAACCTGGGCGACCGCATCCTGCGCAACGGCTGCGAAGGCCCGGACGTGAAGGAGCTGCAGAGCCTGCTGATCCAGCTGGACTACGATCTGGGCAGGTGGGGCGCAGACGGCGACTTCGGCGATGCGACTGAAGAGGCTGTACGCTTCCTGCAGAAGAGATCCGGCATCGCCATCGATGGCGAGGTAGGCCCCGATACTCTCAAGGCCCTGGACAAGGCCCTGAAGGTGGAGGATGGCGACGGAGATCCGAAAAACGCCAAGTATGCACGCATCAGAGGCGGCAACTGCTATGTGCGCAAGGAGCCTAAGGTTGCCGGCGACAACGCCCTGGGAGTGGTTTACGAAGGCAAGCTGCTTCCTTACCTGGGCGAGAAGAGTGAGACCGGCTGGCTGGCTGTAGAGTATAAGGGCCAGAAGGCATGGGTGTCCGGCAAGTACGGCAGATTGGAGGTTTGATTCCATTGAACGAAGCAATTATCGTCGCGCTGATAACTGGCGGCTGCGCGATCATCAGCAACATCTTGACCAGCAACAAATCAGCCCGGGAGATGGATCACAAGCTGGAGAAGCACCAGGCCGTCACAGATACGAAGCTGGAGGAGCTGACGCGCGAGGTGCGCGAGCATAACAACTTCGCCCGGCGCATGCCTGTGGTCGAGCAGGAGATCAAGGACATCACCAAGACTGTGGACAAGCTGCAGGGCTACCACATGAACTGAGAGGAGAATGGACCATGAAGATGAACAACAAGACCTACGACATCCTGAAGTGGGTGGCGCAGCTGCTGCTGCCTGCCCTGGGCGCTCTGTACTTCGCCCTGGCTGGCCTGTGGGGCTTCCCTTACGGCGAGCAGATCGTCGGCACCATCACTGCGGTGGACGCCTTCCTGGGCGCGATCCTGGGCCTCAGCGCCGTACAGTATAATAAGGAAAACAAAACCGAATAACGACAACGCCCTCCTGGCAGCTTGGCCGGGAGGGCGATTTTTTTGTTTGCGCAAAGGTTTTTCCTCCTCGGCGGCGAAGTATACAGCAGAAAAAAAAGAGGAGGGCCTGTAATGCGTAAAATGGTGCTGCTTGCGCTGCTCATCGCGCTTACTTTGCTGTGCGTCGGATGCGAATCCTATTGCAGACGTTGCGAAGAACTTGAGGCGGAGCTGTATGCTTACGAAGAAGAGATACGGGCTTTGAATCAACAGCTCGAAGACACAGAAATCGATATGTATGGGGCCATAGAGGAACTGAAAGGCTACCTTTATGGGGTGGAAGAAAACCTGTCCGGCTATTTTTTCGATCCAGATCCTGATACGGCTCTTGAAATAGCTATAGAGGGCCAGGAATACGCGAAAAAACTGCTCAAGGACCTCTAAGAATCAAACAAGATGCCAGGGCGCAATACCCTGGCATCTGTTTGTTTATGATGTTTTCTTCACGCCGATGATTTCGATGCCATAGCTCTTTCGCTTCTCTGAGCCGCGCTGGCCGAAGTCTCCGAAGTGCTGATCGATGGCATTCTGTGCGCAATAATGGCAGCTGTATATGTTATTGTCGCCAGGCACGGTGATCTCCCAGCCCCGAGGTGTTCCCCAGATCATGTATCCTCGATACCGGATGGGCTTGTATTCCTTCGGCGCATTGCTATCTCTCCACACTACCCGCATTGATGCTCGCCTCCTTTTTCGCAGACGATCTTGACGCCAAAGCGATGCCTGGCCGGATTCGCTTTCCTGGTTTTGCCGCCAAGCAGTTCATCGACAGCATTGTGCGCGCACTCCGCTGAGTAATAAATGTACTTATCTCCTGGGACTGAGGTGATCCAGCCCTTCGGGTGCTTCTCTATGGTGTATCCTCGGTATACGTATGTCTTATATGTGCGGCTATCCTGCCAAATTATCCTCATTTCACATCTTCCCTTCTTCCTATTATTGCTGTATAATATTTCCAGCAGGTTTCCCGGTCGATATGTATGATTATGGCGCTATAAACGTCGCCCATCAGGAGATCGATCTGAAGAACCCCAAAACCAACCGCATGAATCCCGGCTTCACCGATCAGGAGCGCGGCAAGATGACCGAGCTTCTGGAATCCGGCTTTGTGGATTCCTTCCGCTACCTCCATCCCGAGGAGATCAAGTACAGCTGGTGGAGCTATCGCATGAAGGCCCGTGAGCGGAACGTAGGGTGGAGAATCGACTATTTCATCGTCTCCGAACGGGCGAAGAATAAGATTAAATCCGCTGAGATTTTCAATGAGTATTTCGGCAGCGACCATTGCCCGGTCTGCATTGAGTACGATGCCTGAGCACAACCGTTGGTTGCAAAGGCCTGTTTTTGCCTGTGAAAGGTTGAATATTCACCGATTTGTGATAAAATGACATCATCTGAAGAAAACGGAGGGAACATCATGTCTGACGAAATCAAGCTCACTTTGAATCCCGTTTTTGAGCCGGCAGCGGCTGTGGCGGCCGCGGAAGAGGCAGTTGAGGAGGCAGAAGCCGTAGCCCAGCAGGTGCAGCAGGATACCGTGAAGGTTCAGCAGTTCACCGAGGAAGAGCAGAAGACCATCGATGAATTCGCGAAGCAGATTGATGTGACTGACAGCAATCTGGTGTTCTCCTATGGCGCGGCTGCCCAGCAGAACATCGCCCAGTTTTCGGATTCCGCCCTCAAGAATGTCCAGACCAAGGATCTTGATCAGATCGGCGATCAGATTGCCGGTCTCGTTACCGAGCTGCGCGGCTTCGACGCCGATGAGGAGGAATCCAAGGGCTTCTTCGGCTTCTTCAAAAAGCAGCGCGACAATATCGCCACCATGAAGGCGAAGTTTGATGACGCCGAAGTCAACGTCGGCAAGATCGTTGAAGCGCTGGAAGGCCATCAGATCCAGCTGCTCAAGGATATCGCCATGCTGGACAGGCTCTATGAACAGAATCTGCGCTATTTCAAGGAACTGTCCATGTACATCGCCGCAGGCAAGCAGCGTCTGGAATCCTTCCGCGCCAATGAGCTCAAGGAGGCCTATGCGAAGGCCGAAGCCTCTGGTCTGCCCGAGGACGCTCAGGCCGCCAAGGATCTCAGCGATAAGGCGGATCGTTTCGAGAAAAAGCTTCATGATCTGGAGCTGACCCGCAATATCTCCATCCAGATGGCGCCCCAGATC